GGCGGTTCAAGCGCGATCACGTCCGCCAGCATCTTCGCCACGCCTAGGAGCCGTTCGCGTTCGGCGTCGGCAACTGCTATGTCTGCCGGTCCGCTCTTGGGGCTGGAGTGCTTGGCGTGACAGCGACGGTGGCCTGGCAGGATCGCGTCCTGCAATCCGCCGGCTCCGCGAGTCCTGATGTGGCACGGGTCGCTTTGCCTGAAGTGTCCGACGTACTCTCGCCAGCGCTCCACCGTGCGGAGCATTGCCAGCGGGGTGGCGTAGGATTCGGGGCAGTGCCAAAAGCACGGAAGCGCGTGATAGAGCGCGTGCGTCTCCTCGTCTCCGAATTGGTCTCGCCGCAGATCTGCCCGCCGCTCGGGATTGGAGCGCAGACTCTTCCCTGCCGCGAGCGTCGAGTTGTGCGCACGCCGCTTCTTCTTCGGCTTCGGGCGCCCGCACTGGCGCTCTTTGCTGAAGGGCTTAATCGGCATGGGTTAGAACGGCTCCCCGACTTCTTGGTCATCGTCTCCATCATCCCACGCGTCCGGTTGTGCCCAAACTTCTAGCGCGTCCAGGCGGGACTCGCACGATGGATACATTTGCTCTGGACAAGCTCCGAATTCGTCCAGCAGAGCTCCGCAAGAGCAATCCAGGTCGTCGCACGGGCTCAGGTGCTCCGGTGGGGACGGATCATCGGGAAGGCGCGCGACCGGCGCGTCGGTGGCGAAATGGAAACCGCTACGGTGGTCGGTCCACACGCCGCACCAGGAGCACCACTCAACGCCGGGAACAGTTTCAGCGATTTGGTCGGTCACGGCTCTACCTTCTTTCCCATGCGAGCCAGTAACGAGTCCACCCAGTCGGACAGCGTGGGGTGAGTGCCGTTCGGCGTCAGCAGCCAGTGATCGGACCACTCTCCGCTTTTGATCCGTTCAGCGCACAACTCCAGTGCGTCCGCCAATTCCTCGCGCGTCGGTCCGTCGTGCTCTGGCACCGGAAGGTCGGGGAAGGCACCGACGATCCTCTGCCAGTCGCCGGGCATCTGCTCCATGCTCCACCCTCTGCCTGCCAAGGCTTCGTGCGCTTTGTTCATGCTCTCGGAAAAGAGGTTTTCAGGCATCGTTTAACCGCCGACGATGAAGACACCGGAGCGCGGACCAAAGGTCACGTTTTGCCGGTCCTTCATGTTGGGGAACGTCGCGAGCGGACCATCTCCCGGATCATCTTCGTCGCACGGCAGGCCGTAGCAGTCCGCGTCAGGATTAACCGGATACCAACGCTCGGGATGCCCCGCCGCCTGCCAAACCTTTCCTCCGTCCCACGCGTATACGCAGTCGGTAAGGCGAGAGTCTTCCCACGGCCACGGCCAGCCACCTTCGGGCAGGGTCGCATCGCTACGGCCAGCAAGAAACTCCGCCACCCACTTGCGCCAGTCGGCTTCGTTCAGTGTCACCGCACTGTCCAGCATCAGTTCAGCACCCTCGAAGACGCCGGACGGGTATCCATCCCATGCGATGCTCCCCAGCCATTCGGCGCTGTCGCCGCGCCCGCTGTAGAAGTCTGCTCTAGTTCCCATTGTCACACCTCGACTCCAGCGTTCTTAAGGAATGTTCCGATCAGCCCGTAGGCTTCACGGAGCGACGCCAGCACCTTGGGATCGTCGGACAAATGGAACGAGACCGGACGCACTCCCTGAATCATGTTCAGCCGCCCGCTGTCTTCGCGGATGGTGACAACAATCCAGTCTCCTTCGCTATCCACGACTTTTGCGCGCCGGTCTGGCATCGTCTCACCCTCTCCCGTTGCTGGCGATTCAAGGGCGGAACGTCCCACCGTTGTCGATGATGTTCTGCATGATCGCGCGCAGTTTTTGGTCAGCGTTCTTGAATCGTTCTCCAAAAGCAAGGGCTCGCTCCGCAGCAACTTCGCTTACGCGCGAATTCTCCCTCCACGCGAAATCCATTTCTCCCTCAAATGCAGTCTCCATCAAACGCCGCTGCTCAACGGGAAAAAACATGGCCACATACTCATACGTATTCACCCGATGCATGGGCACCTGGGGGGCACGGTCGAAAAGCCTCATGCCGGCAATCATGGCCGAGCCCAAGGCGCAAACGTCGCAGGTAGGAAGATAGTCCGCCGTTTCCTGAGCCTCCGCTTCATATCGGTAATCATCGTCCGTGTCGAAGTATACGGACTCGGCACGGAATTTCCGCGCCTTCAACAGATCCAGTACCTCCCAGGCAATTGCTACGCGCCGTTCGGCCGCCGATAGTTTTCGGAAGCGTGCGTTGCGGTCAGCGATCTTCTCTTCCAGTTCGGCGCGGGTCCAAACCTTCACCGGTGCGACCGCAGTCTTGCTCACAAATCTCTCCCGGTCAAATAGTCGGTGCTGGTGCAGAGCACGTCGGCCAGCGCAACCAGCGTCTCATATGAGGGCAAATGCCGGTCGCTCTCCAGCTGCGAGACGGCGGCCTGCGTCAGATCGAGACTCGTAGCAAGGTCCGTCTGCGTCATCCCTAGCGACTCTCTGAGCCCCCGAATCCGGCTCCCTAACGTTTCTTTCCTCAACGCTCACGCTCCGTGTGAATCATCCGCCCTTATATTAGCCAGTCTTCTAAATCTGCGCAAGCCTCTCGGTCGGGACCTTCCGTGGCACCTGTCCCGCGTGTACGTTTCTGGTCTATGGAGACGAAGCCCATCAACCCGCGCAGGGTCCGCTACACGCAGGCGTACGTCGCCCGCCGCCGCGCCACGGCCGAGCGGAAGCGTCAGGCTGCGCATGCCGCAGAGCGAGCGGTGGCCGTGCTCTCGTTGGGAGAGGACGTCGCATGGAGGCGCTGGCAGCAGCACGACGTCGAATCATAGGGAAGTTATCCAGGCGGTTGATAACTTCCAAACGACGATGCGGCGGCATCCTGAGTGGAGCCGCCGCTTCTGCGTGAGTGGGGCACGGAGAGGCGGGATCTCCCCTTCCCGCCACGGGCACTCAGCCGCAGCCACAAGCACCGTCTGAGATTTGAGCTTAGCCCCGTCCGCCGGTCTCTCTATCCGACGCTTGGCCCCTGTTCTTCCTGCTCTATCCACATGCGGGCGAGCATCCTTGCACCATCCGTCCCGTCCCGCTCTGCCCATGCAAAGTGCTCTCGCGCGTACTCCAACCCCGTTTTCTCGGGAAATGCCAGCGGCAAGCCCGCTTCTCGCCTCAGTTCTTCCAGGGCGTACTCAGGAACGGTGTGCCCCGCAGCGCGGTGCTCCATCAGATGCTCAATCATCTCTTCGGGAGTCTGCACCGTGAAGCCAGGCGGATGATCGGGCAGTTTGCAGCCGCAGCATTCGATTCCTCGCTCGCTCTCAAACACGTACACGTCGGAACCGTCCCACCAAAAGCGACAGTAGCTCATACCCTCCCCCTTTTTTTCTTTGATCGTCCCGTCCTGCGCTCCCTGCCCCTGCGCGCTTCATGGTCCCCCGCTCTGAGGTGAGCGGATGGGATTCTCTTGAACAGGGACGGGGAGACGCAGAACGGAATTCAGTGTGCGGGTAAGGGCTACGCGAGCGCCGCGGCTGGCTGTCTGCATGTGGTCCCTCGCGACTAACCGTCTTCGCGTAGCCCTTACCCGCTCATGTGGTGCGGACGCCCCGTGTACTTGAGGGCGCCGGGATCAGCGCCAACCGTCGCAGATCGGGATCAGAGGTCCCGCGCTTCGGCCAACTCCCCCGATGGACAACGTTGCCGCTCTCGCGGTCGGTATCCACCCGCTTCATCTGCTGTGGGACCGAATGCAGGCCGGGCTTGATACCGGCTGGCGGCGTGGGCTGGTGCCTGGTACTGCGCGCGCTCCCGAGCGGTGCTGCCCCGCTCTTGTGGATCATCCTGCCTTAGACGCCACGACTTGCTCTCGCGCGCGGGGGTCGCCGCCCCTCACTGTCTTCGCACGTCCTTCCGTGCCGCTACATCCGATCCCTCACAACGCAGTCCCGAATCGAACGGGAGTCCTCCGGCGTCCCGGCGCTCGCCTTCCACACAAGCTTCCTGCGCTACCGCGTGCACGTGCCTGCGCTATGACGCTCCCCCGCCGCAAGATGAGGATTCAGGGGCGGGACGTGGCAGGCTACCGACTGTAGGTGGTCTCCACCGCTCGCGCACGCCCGAAGGTCTAGCGCTTGCGGCTTCGTCGGCGTCCTCTCCACCTTGCACGCGAACCGACCAATGGGCCCGTAGGTGACCTCTACGGAGGCGGATCGAAAATCCGCGCGCCGGTTCTCTGCTTGGCTTATCGGCCTACGGGTCTTCACCGCCACCACCCTGCACGTTCCGGCTTGCGCTACTGTGGAGGCGTAAGGAGGCGCGCTGCATTTTGCTGACGGCCAGTCGGCGCCGAACGGCCTCAGGCCCCGTCTTGTTGCCGCCACCATCCTTACGCCTCTCTTCTGGTGCGCTGCTGTGGAAGATGCCTCATCCTGCGTCCGCGAGAAGGGCCGTCCCTAAGGCATCAGCAAATCGGTCCAGTTGATCGACGGTCAGATTCTCCTTGCCGTTCTCGACGGCAGATATGTAGGGCACCGTCACCCCGAGCCGTTCGGCAAGTGCCTTCTGGCTCCACCCCTTCGCCTCTCTGCTTCGGCGGATGTTGGCCGCCAGCCGGTCGCGCGTCTTCATGGCTCCTATCTTAATCTGTCGGCTGTCTTCACGCAAGGGGTTGACAGCGGGCGGAGAGGACCTTAAGTTGTCAGGTGTAAAGCGGGGCGGCAAGAGATAGTTGGGGAACAAAGGCGTCCCAACCACCCGCTCCGCCGCTGAACCCTATTGAACGGAGAAAGAGCAGTGCTGCACCACGTCAACCGCTACGTCGAGACGGCAGACGGCAAGATCATCCTACTGGGAACCGAGCGCTCCACCCATAGCGTGCGGTTGGCCGAGACGCTCTGCGACTACTTCAACCGCGCGGCCGGGAACTCGATCAACACCGACGGCACCTTCCAGCGGACCAAGGGGCAGACGTTTTACATGATCGGAGACGTTCTCATCTGAGAGAATGGACCTCCGAGGCAGGCGACAAGTGAGCGGTGCGAGTGCGTGAAGTCGGTTGCGCAGACCTGAGAGGAGAACGAGCGATGCGGTTCTATCGAGTGCACGTGAGGAGTGAAGGCGGCTTGAGCGCTGGCTACCTCTGGTTCACGTCGCATAAGGATGCGTGGAAAGCCAAGCGTCAGCACGATGCCCAAGCCGACGTCGAACTGGACCACGCCGACGATCCAGAAAGCGTTCAGATCGAACCGACGCGCGACGGAATTCTGAGCGCCCTTCGTGAATGGGCGAGCCACGCGGACAACGGCTGACGCACGGGTCTCCCCGATAGAGGAGGAAACGATGGAGACGGGGAAGTGGGCAGTGTTCCGCCACTCCGGCCGCGATGGAACCGACTGGCGCTCGCTGTACGAGGGAAGCGAGGAAAAGGCCCGTACACGCTACTCCAAGGTGGTGGAGAGCCTTCGGCAGGGGCGGCGTCCGACTCCGCTCACCTGATGGGGTGAACGTCTCCGCAATTTGGGCGCCGCGCCTGCGCACCCGCTGGTAAATCACTGACCTGAGAGGGCGGAGAAGATGAGCGAGACAATGGAGCGCACCGATCCTCGCGCATGGTTGAAGAACGTGCGTTCAGGACAGCCGATCATTTTGGACGACGAACAGGGCCGGCGCATCGCGACTGTGGAGCGGACGACCGCGACACAGATCATCGTGAATGGACATCGTTTCCGGCGCGAGGATGGTTTCCGCAAGGGAGATGTGTGGGCTCGGGCAATGCTGCGGGAGGCAACGCCGGAAAAGATCGCGGCTCTGAAAGCCGAACAGAAGCGCATCGGATTGGCGAAGCAGATGGAGCACCGCAACTGGCGCAAACTCCCTCTCGAAGTCTTGGAGGCCGTTGCCGCATTGCTGGAGAAGATGCAACTATCCACGGAAGACTGAGCGAGGCAGGCGCCACGGGAGCACGGTAACGATGGAGACGCGCACGAAGGAATGGGGCAGGTTGAGCCTTGACGAAGCCAGGGCTCGATTCAACGCTCAATGGGCAGCGGACCGCGACGGCAAGCCGCGCGTGGTTCTCCGCAACGCAAGCACGCACTGGTTCGCCACCGAAGACGATTGGGCGCAGATACTTCTTGAGAACGGCGAGGTCGCCAAGAACAACATGGTAGTCGGCGCGCCGGTCTATCCCTGGTCGGAGCGTGCATCGTGAACATGCAGGACAGCTCTCCCGATCTTGAGCGGCACCTTCGTAGCTCGGCGATGGAAGCCGAAGAGCGGAAGGTAAGGATACCGGAGCGGCTGGAATTCACGCGCGCGTGGCCGTTGCCGTTCAAACGTGGCGAAGGATGGCAGGCCAACATCTATGCTGTGCCAGCAAACGACGGTGATAGGGCCTTTGCGCTTGTTCTCGGTTTCACGCGGGAGGAAGCCGAAGTTCGTGCCGCGGAGTTGGTGCATCGTTGGAACGCGCTGGACCCGAGCGAGTTTGACCCGGATTGGGAGAGGTAGCGGTGAACAAGCGCAAACAGCCGTCGCGTCGTCCTCCGGGCGTGCACAAGATCGTGAAGGAGCACGTAGGACTCACGAAGGGGTGGCCCGTGCACAATGAGCGGGAGGACGTAAAGATCCATCTCGCGCATGACGTGCTGGAGAGGATAAAACGCTACAAGGGGAGCGGATTGTGACTGAGTGGACGCTGGACATCAAGAATCTCAAGGCGGGAGACGGCGAGCACTTCGCGCAGTGGACAACCGTGAAAGCCGGTCCATCTGCCGATTCGTGCAAGGACAAAGCGCGCGATCTGGCCCGCTGGACTCCCAGCCTAGCATTCCGCCTGTACGATCCGACCGGCATCCTTCACGCCGTGTGCATTCCCGGCACGCGGGCCAGAGCGCGCCTGCGCTGGGAGACTGATTGCGCGCACAAGCCGCGCGAGACGCTACCCCGATGAACCGTCTGCGCCGCTGGTGGTGCGCACTCCGCCGTCCACCCTGTTCAGCCAGAGGACACCGTCTCTCGCACTTCACATACGAGATGGACAAGGTGCTCTACATCGTGTACCGCTGGACGTGGTGCGGATGCCGGAAACGCGTGAGGGTAGACGATCAGGTGCCGCAGGCAGGGTTCAAGCGGGAGCCGAAGATGCGGGAGCGAGCCGCAGGGAGGTGATGAAAGGTTTCCTTGCTAAAGAGCACTTCCTGACACTATCTTCCATGTGCATCCCGCCCCTCCCGATGCCCTTCCGGAAAATGCCCTCCACTCTGGACACATGCTGCTACAGGATTCATTTTACCCTGCGACCCTGAACGGCTGGATCGGGCTGTTCATCTCGCTGACCGTTGTAGCCAGCACGATAGGCGGGATTCTGTACCGATTCGCGATCAAGCCGTTGGAAGATATGGTTAAGGCTTTGTCCGCAGCAACTGACGTGAAGATCAACGGCCAGACGCAGCACTTCGAGAGCCGCTTCGCGAACCACGGGGAGCGGATCGGCCACTCCGAGGGGCAGATCGGACGAACCTGGGAACGGGTGGAAGCGCTGGAACGCAGGGCAGACGTTTCCGAAGCCCACCGGGGCGAGATGGAGAAAGACCTGGGGCGCATCAACACCCGGCTGGACAGCATCGCAGAACAGAGCACCGTCAACAAGACGGAGATTATCGCCTTTGTCCAGAGCCGCTTCGACGCGATGATGGGGACAGTCCAAAATCACTCAGAGGCAATGAGGCAGGCCGTTCATGAACTGGACAAACGGATGGCTGGCATTCTCGCCGTAGACGAAGATAGACGCAGGCGCGAGCCGAGAGGATGAACATGAAGATCAAATGGGAGCCGGCGATGGTCACGGGCGCATTCACCGCCGCTATCGCCCTGCTGGTGGGGTACGGGCTGCTGGATCTCAAGCGGGCCGGTCTATGGGAAGCGCTGGTCGTGGCGCTCCTTCCGCTGGCACAGGCGTTCTTCACCCGTCAGCAGGTCGTACCCGTCCAGAAAATCGAAGATGCCGGGATGAGCGTGCGGGACATCAACCTGAAAGCGGGTAATGCTCCCTGAATTCTCCGAGGCGCAAGCACTTCTTGCCCAAGCGCGCGAGGCCCGTGCCGTTGGTGACGGTAACGCCTGCCTGGTGCGCTGTGTCGTTGCCTACGATGCAGCCAGGGCAGACGGAGACGTGGATACCGCGTTCTGGTCTCTGCTCTGTGCCGGCAACTTCCATCTTTCGCGTGCGGAACCGCATGATGCGCTCCGATGGTTCAGCGCCGCAGTAGACGAAGCCAGGGGAAATCACGCATCCGAGCTCCTGCCGCTGGCGCTTCACGATCTGTTCTTGGCGCAGGCGGAAGCCGGGATGCACGACGATGCCCGAAAGACTGCGCTCGCGGCCTTCGAGGCTTACCAAGACGCGATTCCATCACACCCGCATGTGGCCGGACTGGTGGCGGACTTCACGCTGCCGGACCTCTGGTATGGTGAACATGCGCCCGAAGTAGAGAAGAAACAGGCGGAGCGCGGGCTGCGGCTCTATCACACTGCGCTCTACTGTACGCCGGAGTTGAAAGCCAAACTCCAGATGTACTGTCTGGCGAACATCATTCACGCCGCAGGGATTCTTAAGCTGGAGAGCCGGTACAACCGCACCTGGATCGAGCTGCAACACGTTGTCCTGACACTACCCAACACTGAAGGTGTGGCCGCTTCGTACATTCAGGCCGGTGAAGGTGCCAGACGCTTCGAGCGCTTTGAACAGGCGCACGGCGCAGCAAAGACGGCCTTGCAGGTGGCTCAGAGCCGCGGTGAGTCCATCCTAGCCGAGCGGGCGGCCGTCCTGCTGGATCTGGCCGCCCGCTGTAGCACGGTGCCGCTACCGATGTTCGTGTGACCGATCAGCCCCCCGATCCTCCCCCCGTCCCACTCCCGCCCGAACCTCCGCCGGTCGCGCCGCCGGAACCGTAGCCCGTTCCGGGTTGCGTAACCGGCGGCGTCTCGTCTCCCTCGCGCGTGCGGGTGCCTTCGTCGGGCTGCTGCGGCTGCGGCTGGGAGCGTTCCCGCTCCTGGTCCTTCGGTTGTGCCATGCTGTCCTCGCCGGGTTGAAAGGTGAAGCACGGGACGACGTAGCCAGCGGCGGGAACGGTGATGCAATCTGCGCGCCGGACGCCGCCCTTGCGTACTTCACCTATATATGCTATTATGTAACCGAACACACCGGCCGCAATCACCTGAACGTGCGGAAACGTGCACTCGACTCTTGGTAGCAGGCTGGCGGGACATCGCCGCAAAATGAAGCTGACTCAGGAGGAAGTCGCCTCCGTAGTCGGCATCAACGCCCGCTATTTGTCCAAAGTAGAGAACGACCGGGCGAAGCCAAGTGCGGATCTGGTGGGACGGTTAATTCATGCGATGCAGGCCGATGCAAACGAAATACTGGGAATTGCGCACGTGGCGCCCGGCCCGTTGTATTCCCCTTACGAACGGTCCAACCCCGATGCCTGACGACCTGAACACTCAGTACCTCGACGCCATATACGAGGCGATGAAGGCGCGGGACATATGGACCGCTGCGAAGAACTCCGGCGTGCATGCGTCCATCGTGTCGGCGGCGGAACAACTTGCTCTTACCGACTATCGCGCGTTCACGCTCCGTTTGCAAATCATCCGCGAAGCCGTTGCTGCCGTCCTGAACGAGGAGCACGAACGATGAGCGCAACCGGAAACGTCTTTGAACAGCTAGCAGAAGAGACTCGCGAGCGGCTTGCGCTCAAGCCGTGCCCCTTCTGTGGCGGGACCAATCTTTACGTCGGCACGAGCGGGGCCGAGCGGAGCGTCACCTGCGGCGCGTGGGGCAAGAACGGCTGCGGAGCGCAGGCAAAGGTTTTCTATGCCACCGAAGCCGAACTTGCTGGTGCGTGGAACCGTCGTGTGTGCGGGTCGTTGGGCGAAGATCCAGAGGCAGCAGTGCGGGAGTTGCTGAGCCTTGCGCGTGTGCTTGGCAAGTTAGATCCCGAGACGCTCGACTCATACGAGGAAACCACGTGTTTTTTCTGTAGGGGGGAAAGATACGGGGTGCCCGGAGACCCTTCGGTACTACACGACGAACGGTGTCTGTGGGTAAGCGCTCGTTCCCTGCTGGCGAAGTACGACACGGAGCCGAACGATGCCGCCCGCTGAACCGAATTCCGATGCCGCGTGGTGGGAGTGGGCCAAGTACGTAGCGATTGACGCCACCGGCGAAGTGTGGGCGTTTAGCGAAAAACCGACGTGGCGAGGGGAAGGTTACGGATTCTGGAGCGCGCCCCACGGCTCGGAGTCCTATCCGGTGTCCACGCCTACCGACGAAGACGCTGAGCCGGGTTCCGAAGCCGCCCGCACGCTCCTGTTCCAGCGCGTACCCCTGCCGGAGAACGACCGATGAACGAGTGCACCGCCTGCCACGGTAGCGGCCTCATCCTCATCCGTGAACCGCTCGGTCACTCCAAAGCACCGTGCCCGTGGTGCGATGCCTTCGGGCGGAACATCCGTGCGGCGAAGCAGAGCAAGGAGAGCGACAGATGACCAAGGAAGAAGCCCGCAAAGAAGCGCAGCGGAGCGCCGACATTCACGGCCATCCCGTTCTCCTGTACCTTACCAAAGGCTCGCAGATATGGCTTCACGACTCTGGTTTCGCCAAAGACGATCCCGCTGATTTCGCGAGCGAGTGGGAAACCGTTCTCCCGTCGTCTCAGCAGTTGGACGTGCTGGTGAGCGCCGCTGTGGAAGTGCTCAGCAAGGGGACGAAGCGGCACGGGCAGTTGCAGATGCGTGATTACGCTGCCGACATTTTGGGACGTGCTCTCAAGTACATCGGTAGGCTCCCCGCCACGCTGGACCCGGAGTGCTTCCCCGACTGCATGATGGGTGATCCAGAAGAAGATGAAGCAGAAGCCGAGGGCGTGGAAGCGGCGGAGATGGGGTGCGGGCCTGATGCGAACCGCTTTGAAACGAGTTCACGCCTCCATGCTGCATGGGAGCGCGGCTACTTCACAACGCTCGCCGGATTGGAGCCGAGTCAGTGAACAAGTGCGGCTATCGCGGGCCAAAACCATCCGATCTCACCACGCTCCGCAAACTCATTTCTGCCAGGCGGGAGGAAATCGGACTGCGTGCGGTCGCTCGCGAGATCGGGATGAGTCCTTCGGGCGTTACGAAACTCCTGACGCAGACCGATTATCCCTATCATCCGACGCTAAGGAAGTTGCGGGAGTGGCAGGCGAAGCGTAGCGCCGGGATGATGAGCGAGGGCGAGCGGCTGGGTTGCATCGTCGCGGTGATCGAGATGGCACGCGAGGTGGGACCCGGACTGTCGCGGGAAGACGTAGACCTGATCTACCACTACGCCAGCGGAGCGATGAACGGAGGAACGACGTGAGCAGCAAGGTATGGTTTCAGTGGCCGGATTTCATGCTGGAGTGGAAGCCGGCGAACGGGGCCGTGCTAACTCGCTATATTTCCGGAGAATGGTCGGGAAGCCTCCCCGTACCAGACGATGCCTACCACGCGGAGCGTCTGGGCATCACGCCTGAACTGCACCGCCTGGAGCACGAATTGGCGCACCACTTGGTTGGACTGAACTTTTACAAGTTCATTTTCGGGAGTCCGATCATATACCGGGACGCCCACAAGCAGCCGCAGCCCGAACGCGAGGCCGAACTTGAGGAGTGGATGACAACGGCTCTCCAGTACCACTCGCACGGGCGCAAGGCCGATTTCGGAGCGCTGGTGGATCTTCAGGGTGCGGGTGCCGACGTGAACGCGCTCAGCAGGCAGTTGCGGGCGCTGATGGACCTTGCCGCTAGTCCCATTCCAGGTCTGATGATGAGGATGGAGCCATGAAAGCCCTGATCCGCTTCCTGCACCTATGCCGGGACGGCGTGATTCTTCTACGCGAGCAACGTAGCCCGCCGGAGCCTGAGGCTCGCCTGAGTGACTCCGATCTGCGCTGGCGGGTGGCCGAAGGACTCTCGCAGACTGGCCCGTTCAACAAGGGGGAGGTATACGCCGCCCCGATCGTGGCCGACGACGATGCGGAGCTGGTGCGGATGGTGATTCGTCGGCTGATGAGGCGGGAGCCGTCGGCGCTACGCTCGCGCTACACCTTGCAGAGGGAGGTCGCTGCGTCGAGAATGAAGGAGAAAGTACGATGAGCGAGACGCCGTTCACGGACGCGCTGGACGCCTACTTGTCAGCCCGTACTCAATATCAAATAGCGGTGCGCAACAGTAGCGTTGTAGCTCAAGGCGGTTTGGTTATTCTGAGAGATGGTCCGGTTCTAAAACAGGCTCCACACTCGTATCAGGATGAAGAACAGGAGGCTGAGCGGGACCTTGCCCGCGCTCGCGACGAGTTGGAACGCCTGTATTCTCTGGTCGTGAGATGAGCGAGCAAGAGGCACTGGAAGTGCTCCGGCAGATTGATGCAGGGCGGGAAGCCGTGTGGCGCACGGACGAAGGGTACAATATATACCCTGAGTACCAGACCGCTTCGGGTTGGCGATTCCGACTGTTCGATGACTGCGGGTCGCTGGATTACGTTGACGCCTACTCGCCGCCCGGCTCAACAGAGTGGATTGAAGCTGGAGAGCGGGAAGGCGGAGTGCTCTGGTACAAGACGAACCCTGAGCGTTGGATTTGGTGCGTGGGCGGAACGAGCCCCGCCGGGTACATCTGCTGAAGGGGTATCGTCATGAATAGGTGATTCATCTTTTCCGACAGAAGGAGAAGGTGCGATGAGCGAAGTACCTGAACAAAAATGGCGCGCGGTCTGTGGCTTGTGCGGATCGGAAGACCATGACGCCAGCTATCATTTTCCGAGCGCAACGCAAATTTCTGTAGCAAGGCTTTCGGAAAGCATGAAAGAAGAAATCCGAGAGATCGCACGCGAGGTGAGCGGGCCAGCGACTCACGTCGTCGCCGTCGCCAACTTCACCGCCGACGAAGCACGCGCCTTCATCCGCGAGGAAGTAGAGCGCGGGATCGGGCGCATCATCGCGGAGTTGGGCCCGCTACTGTTCCGAGACCGGAGCGGGAGCGATGCGCCGGACGGTAGCTCCTAGCGACAGTCGCGCGTGGTGGTCGGCTTACCGGATTCCCGGTCGTCCCTGGCGCGGGCGTCACAAAGGTATTGGATATTGGACTCCACCCGGTCGAAGCGCATCTCAACCTCCCGGTCGTGCTGGGCGCGTTCGGTCTTGTATTGCTGGGCGCTGGCCCTGATAGACTCGATTTCCTTGCGGTTGGCCGCGGTGCGGTCCTCCATGCGGACGAAGACGGCGATCAACAGGATGAGGGGAATCAGGAAGGGAAGTATCCACTTCGGGATGCGCAGGAAATCGGACGAAGGCGTATCGGCCATGTTTGTCTCGTGTGGAAAAGGGACGGACCCGCCGCAGACGCGCTTCCGTTTCGTCCGGCGGCGGGTCCTCAGGAACCCCCGCGGCGGGCGGCGGACCAACGGTCCAGGCGGGGGGCGCGAGTGTGAGCGGAGCCGTGCGCCACCCCTATACTAACGTGCTGCACACGACTCGGAAAGGTGGAGACGATGGACACGGAGACTCCGCGGCGGGATGCGGTCGCTCGGTTGAACGAGCGCGTTGCCCAGCTTGAGCGCTCCCGGCCTACGTGGTTCTGGTATGCCGTGCTTGCTCTTGTCGTGCTGGTGGACGTTCTGCTAAGGGCACTCGCATGAACGACGGTCACATACCCTCTGGGATTCCCGAATGCATATTCTGCGCAGCCGTATGTATCGCGGACCTGCTGATGCTCTGGATAACCTTCGTGTAGGAGTCCACCATGCTGCTGATGCTTCTGGTCTACGCCTTCGCGCTCGGCTTCTTGGTTGCCGCCGGGTACAGCTTGGGGCTGTGGGTGTTCAGGTTCCTGCGATATCCCAGAGGGCGCGTCGTAATTGACAGCGCGTTGCCGAAGGATCGGATTCACGCCGGAGATATCAGGATAGGTAGGATTTCCGGTGCTGATTTCACCTGACAGGGTGGAGAGTGTCTAATGGCTATGAGCACACACGTCGTGGGCTTCGTCCAGCCTGACGAGCGTTTCAAGGTGATGATGGCGATTTACGGCACCTGCAAGATGGCGGGCGTGTCGATTCCTCCGGAAGTGGAGAAGTTCTTTGGTGGCGGAGAACCCGATCCCACGGCGTTTCAAGTGAGCTTGCCGGTTCAGGAGTGGAAGAACCCTGAGGGCACGCAGGAAGGCTATGAATTGCGTGTGAAGGACATTCCCGCACACGTTTCCGTTATCCGCTTTTACAATGCATGGTGAACACGAGTTGTGTGCCCAATGGACTCGGAAAGCCTGATGAATGAGCATGCCTGGTACCCTCCTGACGCATGGCTTGTCGTTCAGGAAGACGACCGCAGCCAGAGCCTGTGCATCGCATCCGATCTTCCCCGTCTCGACGCGGCCGTGACGGCGTACCTCGATTCCGGGAAGACCAGGGACACGCTCCTGTGCCTGACGTTCGTGGAAGGGACCGAGTATCATGTGCGGGCGAGTTGTATCCGGGCGTTTTGGCTGAACACGCCGGAGCATCGGAAGCGTTTCCTGATGCACGAACGCCATACCCGAGACGAAGACCGGGAACTGCGCTCGGAACTCGGTCTACCGTGGAAGGAGCCATGAAGCGTAACCAGGTGCTTCCGCTAGGTTCTCCTTCCCAAACTTCAACAGGAGCAACGCAGATGAGCGCATACGTCCTGGAGCGCTACGAGGGTGAGAATCTCGAAACCCACCGGCTGCTGGCGGCCTCTCTCGATGAACGCCCCCTGCGTAGGCTGGCAGAGTCCGAAGCCAAATGCCCTCTTAGATGGACGCCAGGCGAGTGTGCGGGAATGGTCTCCAGCGCCGAAGTGGAGAGCACGCAGACGGTGTACTGCATCTCCGAGGTGGAGGCGCTGTAGTTATGAGGCTCAAGCCGTTCTTCAGCTACTACGGAAGCAAGCACCGGATTGCGCGGCTGTATCCCGAACCGCAGACGGGCAGGATTATAGACTGCTGCTGTGGATCGGCGGCGTACCCTCTTCTGCACTTCCGGCGCAAGGTGCTTCTTACAGACGCGAATCCGCGGGTTGCCGGAGTGTGGGATTTCCTGATTCGTGCATCTGTAGCGGAGATCCGGACGCTTCCCGTGCTGGCGAACGGAGAGGGCGTAGACGCGCTGAACGTCCCGCAGGAAGCCAAGTGGTTGATAGGATTCAACCTCGCTCGCGGCCGTGCTCACCCGGCGAAGACTCCGAGCGCGTGGCGAACAGACCAGTGGAAATCCTCGCACTTCTGGGGCGAAGCGATCAGGGAGCGAATCGCGAGACAGGTCCCTTTCATCCGGCATTGGAAAGTGCGTTGCGCGAATTATTGGGAAGCTCCTGACGTGGAAGCGGACTGGTTCTTCGATCCTCCCTATCAGGGCCGGGCAGGACGCCAGTACAGGCGCTTCGGCTCAGACAACTTTGATTACGAGGCGGCCGGACGCTGGGCACAGGAGCGGCGTGGGCAGGTGATCGCCTGCGAGAACGTCGGCGCCACCTGGCTTCCATTCCAACCGTTCCGGCGAGCTACGGGAATGCAAGGAGCTAACCGCACGGGCGTCTCTCACGAAGCGATCTGGCATCGGCCGCTTTATTCCACTCAGCAAGCGGACCTGTTCGCCGCATGACGCTTCGTCCGCGCAGGGTGCACCTGATCCCGCCGGTCTCCTACCAGGGCGGCAAGCGCAGGCAGGCGCCGGAGATCGTGCGCCACATGGCGCTGGACCCGGAGACGCCGTTTTACGACCTCTGTTGCGGGAGCGGCGCGGTGTCGCTGGAACTCATCTCGCGAGGACACAACCCGGCCAAGATCACGATGGTGGACGCAGGGCCGTGGGGAGACGTGTGGAGGCTGGTGGGAGCGGGAGAATTTGGTGTTTCCGCGCTGGAGCAGGTCGCCCAGCCGTTACTTCGCGCACGGAAACATGATCCGGCAATTCCTAATTTGCTCGCTCGGCTCGCAGAAGACTATCCACCTTCCCATCGTCTCGCGCCTTACGCATTTCTTTTGATGCAATCGGGAGCATTTGGTTGCAAGGCAATTTCGGTCTTTAGCGAGCGGTGGCGTATACCCGGTTGGAGCACGCCTGGAGATCGTCAGCATCCGCCATTGATTCCTGAGCCGGACGTTCTTCTTGGTCGCATGGACATAATATGCCGTTATGGGAAAGGTATAACCGGGATCAAAGCATGCGCAACTTCCCTCCTACCGCAGGCGGGCGCAGTTGTCTATGTGGACCCCGACTACAAGGGATCAACCTCCTATGGCCACTCGCTAAACCCGGCGGAGGTCACGAGCTTATGGGCTGAAAACGCTGTCTACGTATCTGAGCAAATTCCGCTCAGTTCGTCCGCTAGACTGATCCGTAGCAGGAAGCGCGGCGGAATAACCGGCCTAAGCACCAACAAGGTCGCGACGACTGAGTATCTGTCTTTGTTCAACGCCGACTGGCCCACGCCCGATGTTGACCGTGTCCAGCAAATGAGTCTATTTGAGGGCTTCTGAAGCACCGAACACCATTCGGCCAAGCCTAACACTTCCGCGCGTTTTGGCCGTGTACACACGAAAGCCTTGCGCTCGTTCGCCCTAGGCGCCAGTATTTTAAGGTTACGAACAAAGGAATGCATCGTGGGCCTAAATTATTATCAGAAGTACATTTCCTCTCCTGAATGGCGCGCCGTTCGGAGCCGCATCATCATACGAGCTAAAGGGAAGTGCGAGAGATGCGGCCGACGTTGCCACTCGCCGCAGGTTCACCACAAAACATATATTCGTCTCGGGCGGGATTTGGACAGCGATTTAATCGCTCTCTGTGCTTCTTGCCATCAGAAGGAACATCCTGATAAGGAGATCCTACCTCAGTACCCTTCGTTTGTAGGGACGAATCCGTGTAAAATATGCCCCTGCGAGGTTGCCGAGATATTTGCGGTACAAGATGGCGGAGCACGCTATCTGCTCCTCATCTGCACCGAATGCGGGGAGATGGAACGGAAGGATCTCAGACCGCGTCCACCACGACGGCGCAAAGCCAAGAATAAGAAGCAAAAGGTGAAGGCGGACCCGTTCGCCGTGACACGGAAGCGCCAAGCGGCCAGAGAACAGGCGGCGATTGCAAGAGGCCGGGCGAAACTCGGCCTGCCACCCAAGGTCGGGTAGGAGGGATTCTGGAAGCGGAAAGAAGTGTTCGGCTTTGCAGCATGCCCTTCGGCGAACCGAATGTACTAGATATATGTTTTGGCCGTGTTCTGGTGTAGTCGGCCTGTATACCTTGTTTCTACTACCTTACCCGTCTATTCTTCACGAATCCACCCGTTGCACGAAGCGTTGAAGGCGCTCGCACAGCCGGGTGAACCGGGAGAGGGACTTAGCTCTCTCCTGAACAGAACGCACGCCTGAGGAGCGGCGCCTGTTTATGGCTGATCTATTTCAAAGGGCGTGCCAACCGACCTACCTGAGGAGGTCAATTATGAAGAGGCTGAGACACGCGCTCGCCGCCCTGTTCGGGATGGCGGGCATTCTTATCGCCATCGGCGGCTGTAAGAACTCCACCGAGCCTGATCGGCCAGAATTCGATCCTCCCACTACCGTCGCCCGCGTGACGGATGCGGAGTTCGCCGCCCTCTCCGCGCGTGTGGCGGCACTGGAAGCTGCGGTGGATCTCAATGACAGCCCCGACGCAATCTTCTTCAGGGTTCACGGAGAGGAAGTCGCGCAGATGCACAACAGCAACAACGTGCGTGGCATGTACGTTCCGGGCAGGCTCCAGGTGGACGGCCTCGGCAACGCATTTGCCCTTACAGTCGGTGGGGACGCACAGTTTGCCGGTGGGAACATCTTTAAGCCCGCCACTCTGAACGCGAAGAATCAGACCACCCTTACGCTGTATTACGCGATCTACAATCCGTTCAACGGCACGTACTCCACCACGCCCCGCAACATCTACGTGGGGGGCGCGAACAGCGGAGGAACGGGCTGGCGCACTCTCTTGGTGGAGAACTAGTTCGCGATCCGGAGCATTCGGAATCCCGGCCCTCCGGAATCAGCAGCGCCGACTACAACGCGGCGGGTCTCCACCACGCCCGCCGCGTTTTTCAACTCCACTTCTAGTCTGGTCTGGCTGTTTGCAAGAGCCGCATAGTTACGGAAAGCATTGTTACCGAAGGTGCAATCATGCCCACCGTCCACAGAAAACCCGGCCGCTCCAGTGGCGCCTAGACCAGGCGCGGGGCTGACAATCAGTCGGCCGTTGATTGTTACCCCGCGCACGGTCGCATCCTGACGGTACGCCGCCAAAATCATATCGGAGGACCCGGTCCCCGTTGGAAAGAGGAATGCCACGTTGGCCGTTCCAGAAACGTCAACTGAGTCCAGCCGCGCGAACTCGGTTCCGGCATTGGTGAACTGAACCTCTCCCGTTCCCGCGAGTTGTACCTTGAGTGTTCCGGTGAACAGCGCGTTGATCGCCGCCAGGTCGCTGACGCTGATCTTCGGGGCCGTAATCGCGCCGTCGCGGATCAACACGCCCGGGAGCACTTCTTCGATCCGGGCGTCCTGAACTTCGCCGTACCCGACCGTCCCTTCATAGTTGATCCCGATCACCAGCGACATAGTGACGGCACCCGCCGGGATCGCGTAGGAGGAGCCCGCGCCGAAGGTTCCCGTGTACTCAGTCCAGTTCGACCCCGGATTCACGCCTCCCACCCCGTACACCCCCACGTTCGTCCCTGACGCATTCCAGAAGTGCACTTGCAGGTGGTGCACACCGTTGCCTCCGACGCTGCGCGCCCAATCGTGAATACGGTATTGTTTCGTCGGGTCCACGGGGATGCGTTTGATGTCCTGCGCGAGCCACTGCGTGTTGGCCGTGTTCCGGAGCGCAGTCGTGCCCACCTTGCCGTTGGTGATGGTCACCACCGTCCCCCCGCCCACGCTGGTCGGGTAGTTGGCCCACGCGGATGCGTCCGACGTGTTCGGGTCGCTGTTCAGCGCCGCGCCGCCGAAGCCCACGGCCAGGTGCTTCACTCCGATGCTCCCGGCCGCCAGCGCGCCGAACACGGCAGCAGCAGCCGAGAGGATGCCCACGCGTAGCGAGTCGAGATCGGCCTGAGTCGCCGTGATCGTGTTCGCCGTGATCTTGTTCCCGTGCAGCTCCGTAATCATGGCGTTGGTGACGGACAGGTCGGGGATGAAGAGTCCGCCCCGGATCGTCTTGCCCGGCGGGATCACCCGCCCGTCGAACAGGTACAGCGCGCCGTTGTCACCGCTGTGGACCGCGATCAGCAGGTCCGTGTAGCCTGAGGTAGGCGAAGGCGGCGCGTAGGTATTGAAAGCGGTCACGAAGTATCCCACGGTGCCCGCACCCATGGCCGTATTGGCGTGGGTCTGGTCTCCACCGATCAGGACCCGGAAGTACAGCGCGTTGTTCGCCGGAATGCTGATGTTGGAGAACGGCCCAAAGCCAAACCACCCATTCGAGGCGAGCGCGTTGGGCAGCGAGCGCAGTTGCACCGTCCAACTGAACAGGAAACCCGTCGTCCACGTCATGTCCCCGCCGCCGGAGATGGGCGCCTGGGCCTTGCTCTGCACTTGCCTGGCGAACGCGCTACCAGGATTCAACTGTGCATCCCCCACGGCGGAGCCCGCGATCTGCGCGCCGCCTACCTGTCCGAGCATCTGCGCGGCCTCCTGGAGCGCCACCCATTCCGTCCCACTCCAGGCCGCCAGCCGCTTGTTGCCCGCCGTGCCCTGGTAGTTGGTGATGAGGATCACGGATTCCGGGTTGGCCGGGGGTCGCGGCGCGTCCGCCCAAGTGTAGGTCGCGATCACCTGCGCGGCCGCCGCTGCGGCTGCGGCTTCGGTGAAGATCGGCACGCCCGACACGTCCAGACCGGCCGTGCGGAGCGTGCCAAGCACGTCCAGGTCCCCGGACAGCGTCGAGTCCCCGCTTACCGTCAGGTTCTCGCCAATGTCCAGGTCCCCGTGCACGTCCAGGTTATTGAACCGCTGGCTGTAGAGCTTCCAGCGGGCGTGCGCCGACGTGTTGCCGTACAGCACGTCCACGTCGTTCTGGCTGGCGGAGACCGCGACGTTCACCATCCCGAGATTGGGCCCCTCGCAGAGGTCGACGCTCGGCGCGTAGATGGCCCCGAACGGGCACTCGATGTTCACCCCGGCGCGAGAGTCCGCGCTCTCGTTCCAGATGAGTTTCACGGGCGAGGTGCCCGTCACCACCGTGCTGGTCTTCACATGCCCGCCGTACCACTCGACATACGTGCTGGTCTCGGACAGCAGGTGGAAGATGCCCAGTCTGGTGGGGCTCCCTCCCGCATACCCGTTCCGCGCATACGCCCAGCAGTTCAGGAACCGGGTGATCCCCGACCCGCCGCCGCCGGAGCACTCGAAGACGAACACGGGGAGGTTGTTGGCGCCGGGCGGGTCCACGTTCACGAAGAACTGGCAGTTGATGAGGTGGGAAGAGAAGTCCGAGAGCGTCTGAATGAAGCAGGCCGAGCGGGTCACGTTGGAGCGCACGACAATCAACCCGTTGACCGTGCATCCGCTGTCTACCGTCAGCGTTCCATAGAGCGTCACGGCCTCCGCGTTCAGGATGATCCCGCCCGGCACCGTCACGTTCTCCGTGAAGGTCTGACCGCCGCGAACGTTGATGACCCACGGAGAAGTGTAGTACGCCCCCTGCGCAACCGCGTGGGCGATTGCCGCTTGAATGGTGGTGAAGTCGCCCTCGCCGCCCGCGTCCACGGCCAGCACCGGCTCCGTCACGGGTGTCGGCTCCGCCTCGCGGGTCAGCTGCACGCCCTGGCCCGTGGTGCCGGAGACGGCCGATCCGGTCCAGCCGCTCCAGGGCTCCGCCAGGATGGTAAGGCTCTGGTCAGCTCCGAAGGTGAGGGCCAGCGTCGTGTTCAGGGCGCTCCCCGCGCGGTCCACGAACGTGGTCAGGACTCCTGGATCGGCGCCCGTCGCGTGGACCTTGTAGTAGATCCGCACCCCTGCCGCGTAGTCGTTCGGCGTCCACAGGACCGTCGCCACCCCGCTTGTATCCAAGACCAGCGAGAGCGCCAGGAAGCGGGGAGTGGCAGGAAGCGTGACGGACTGAGGAGTCGTGTAGGCGCTGGGGCGGCGTCCCGTGGCTTCGCTCCGGGCGCGCACCCATACCACCTGCCCCGCGCCCAGCACGGGGCCCCTAAGTGTGGTCGGCGTTGCGGTGCGGCCCATGAACGTCCAGAGGCCGGAGTCGGCCGCAGGGGCGAGCGCGGAGACCGCGAACTCCACCACGGCTTCGGCACCGCTCGGAATGGCCGTCACGGCCACGGAAACGACACCCGCCGCGTCCGCGGTCGGTGCCCCTACTGTCGGGACAGCCAGCGGGTTGTTCGCGGCGCCTGCGTCGATTGCGACCAGTTCCCGGTATGCGGGATTCACGTCCTGGATGGATACCACCTGGGCCAGCCGGTCGCTGCCCCGGATGCCGGTCGCGTAGTCGGGGAAGTGCCCCACCTGCACCTGCACCCAATCCCCGGGCCTCAAGGCCGCCGTGGCCGTCCTGGTGGCCCGGATGCGCATGGTCTGCGCTCCGTTCACGAAGCGGTCTAGCGCCTGCCTGGCCCTCTGTTCCGCCAGCAGGTGCCCCGTCTCGTGCACCGTGTCGCCGCCCCACGGCCTGCCCTTCACGCCCCCGATGGAGGTCAAGGTCACCGGCTCGATGTCGAGGCGCTGTTCCCCGTGAATCGCGACACTGGTTTCATCGGAGTGCTCCACATGCACGTCCAGGGAGAGAATCCCGTCACCGCTGGAGAGCACGCCGAAGGGATCGTCCTCCGGCAGCATCCGGAACTCGCGCGTGTACTTGAGGTGCACCACGTTGACCACGCCTTCGGCCGGGTGACTCCAGGTGGAGGCGGGCGTGGTGTTCGCGTCCGTCAGGACGGTGATCGTGGTTCCGGAGCCGGGTAGTGCGTAGCGGACGGGTGAGACCGCGCCGTCCGCGTTGATGGCCGGCGCCGCCCCTAAGGGCTGGTAGATATGCTTCTCCACCCATTCCCGGAGGTTGTCCACCGGCTCCGTGACCCGCGCCCGGAGCGGCGTCGTGAGCGCCGACACGGCGGTGGAGTCGTACCGGATCGGGATAGTGCCAGTGGGCGAGTAGTCACCGTCGTACAGCGCCGCCAGGAACGCCCCGAACGTGGTCTCGTCTACGTGGAGCGGGTAGGTCTCCGTGGGGGGGCCACGATAGCGCACGATCACGTCAATAGAGGCCCCATTGGCGGGGACGGCGGGAGAGGTCCCCGTGCCCGTGGCCGTCATGCGAATACCCGTAATGACTGTCACCTGCGTCTCGGCCACCGTCAGGTTGAGCGCGCCGGCCTGGATTTTCACGCCCCTCTGGATCTGGAAGAGGCCGGCTTCATAGGTCAGATTCAGGGCCGCGAAGTCCGGTAGGCTCATCTCCACCAGTTCCGTCCACGCGCCACCCGCCGCCGGCCTCCACATCACCGTGGCGTGCTTGAGGACGCGCGCCTGCCTCGCTTCGTCCCACTCCGGTTCGATGGCTTGGCGGATGTCCTCCGTCAGTATGTGCTCCGCCCTGAGGTACTGTTGGGCGGTGAAAGCGACCGCCCCCGCCGTGGAAGACGAGCGCGTGAACGTTCCACGCGCGGGAGTGGTGGGCGGGATCAGCCAGGTGCCATTGGGCAGCTTCCCGTACCCGTTCAGCACGCCGCGGGGGAAGACCGTGGGCGTGTCGGTGATCTGGAAGGCCCTGGTCTTGCGCGCCCGCTCGTTCTCGTCGCGGAGCGGGAGCGTGTAGGATGTCTTCTCGTCGTTGAGTTCCACGCCGCCGATCACGCCGTCCTGCTGCACGATCCACGCGCCGTCCACGTAGCGGCGCAGCCTCGCCCGCCGCCCGTTCAGCGCGCTTTCGCCGGCCGCGCCTAAAAGCGCCGTGAACCAGCCCGTGCGCTGGTCGGTGGGCACGGTCCGCTTGTCCAGGACGCGGATGTTGGTCTGACCGATCACCGCCGTCCCGCGGGCCAGGTCCACTTCGCTCTCCGCCCATTCGTCGGGGAGAAAGAGATAGGGCCGGGCGTGCGTGGCGTTGGTGGAGCAATCGGTCAAAACCGAACCGTCCTCCCGCCACACGGTCAGTTCGGCTTCGCCTTCGATAGGAGCATAGGGCATCAGAGGTCTCGATAAGGTGAAACGCGCGTTACTCAATTCGCCAGGGCAGTGGGGAGTCGAACAACTCCGGCTCACCGACTACGCTCACGTGGAGGTGATGGACGTGCTGATTCTCTCCCGTGTATTCCTGCGGCTTCCAGGCGGCAGGGGAGCGCTTGGTGACGTAACTGCGCCAGATCTTGCCGTTGAAGATCAAATACTTGACGCGCGGGTCCCGGAAGGCGACGATGCGCGACACCAGGCGCCGGCAATCGCAGCCGCGCGCGGGATCGTGCGTGATGTCCAGCGCGGTGACCACGCCCTTCGCCTCACCCGTTGGATCAGCGACGTGCGGATTGTGGTCCGACTCCCGGCTCTGGTGAGCGGCATCTCCAATGGAGCCGTCGTACTTGTGGCTCCGGTGCGGGGCGATCCGGTTCACCTGCGAGAGCAAGACTTGCAGTGACCGCGCGACCCGCCAGCCGCGTACGGGAGCGACAGGCTTCACATAGTCGCCATGCACCCAACCGATGCGGCGGTCCCCGGTCTCCACCTTTCGCCAGACACCTTCGGTTCCCAACAGAGTAAGGGACGCTCCCTTGCCGAGCGGACAGCCAATCCTCTGGCTGGCGGCATCGGGGGCGGAGCGCAGGTTGACGGCGGAAGCGGTGACTTTTAGGATCATCGGTAGGGGTGTTCCACGTGAAACGTTCAGAAGTATACGACCGTCCACGGCACGTTGCCGCCCAGGGACGCCACGATTTCCACCTCGTAGGTCCCGGTCATCTCGCCACGTTCGGGAACGAATTCCTCTCCCGGCATCGGGCTTTCCAGGATCATGCTGAGGGCCGCGCCGGTAGGCCCGCCCGGCTGGATCGTCCAGGTCTCACCGGTCTGCGCCGCGATCACGAAGTTCTCCAGCGCCGTCATCTCCGATTCCCATACCCGGAGCCTGAGCCTCACCTGCCGGTCCCGACGAACGAGCCAGGTCTCGCGCGCGCCGGACGTGGACTTCTCGCTACCGCCCTCACTCGGCATCGTGCGTACCCAGGGCCGCATGGGAATCGTGAGATCCCAGGTGCCGGCGGAGGAAACGATGCGGGGCGTCCAGAGCGGCATGGTTAACGGGTCCGCGAGTGATAGGTCACACCTGCGTTCTGCCCATAGCGCTGTCGGGCCCTCTCCAGCGCGCTGCGGGTTAGCTCTTGGTGGCGCGGGTTGCTCGGGTCCACTCCGTCCACGTAAATGTGGATTTCGCTGCGCCCGCGCTCCGCACTCTCGGTCGTGCGCTCGCCCGCCCGGCTCTGCCCGACGTTGCCGCCGCCTCCCCCACCTCCCAACGCACCACCTGCCGCGCCTGCGAGCGCTCCGAAGGCTCCCCATTTTCCGGCGGCCACGAGGTGTCCCACTCCGGCCCGCCGCGCCGCCGACGCCCCTACCGGGTCCAGGATCGCGATGCGCCCGAAGCTCATGGCGAACATCTCGAACGCTCTGGCGATGTTCTCCGCCACCTTCGTGCGGGCCAGGTCCGCTACGCCCGCAATGGCGGCCTGCGCCATGCCCCTGAACACGCCGCCGATGAACTGGTTGAGCGTGGCGCCCTCGAAGATCAACTGCGCAAAGGCATCGGACCAAACGGCCATGATGTTCTGCGCGGCGCCCTGCGCGGCGTTTTCGATTTCTGCATAGGAGTTGCGCCAGGTGTCCGCGACGTGCTGGGCGTATGCCTGCTGTTTTTCCGCTGTAGCTAGGAGCGCGTCCGCGCGCGCGCCGCCTCTAATCGCACCCTCAGGAACAGTCCCCGGCGTCACCTGCGCACGGCTTCGTTGGCGCTCCAGTTCCTCCATGTAGATGAGGTGGGCGGTTGCCGCCTCTCGCTCGCGCTGGATACGTGCGGCCCGCTGGGTAGCGGTTTCCTCGCGGCTGTGGTCCCCGCCTGTTTCTCCTCCGGTTGGCCGAGCCGTACGGCGGGGAGTTTCTTGAAGACGGTTAATTCTGGCGACAATTGCGGCGATTAACTCATTGATGCCATGGGCCAATTCGCTGGCGTTGGGCAGGGCTGCCAGTTCGGCGCGGCGGCGGGTCAGTTCCGCTTGAAGCTGCGGAACAGTGGTCATGCGCTCTACAGAACGTAACGCTTCCCTGCGTCCCAAATGGCGTTGCTGAACAGTCCGTTCCGCCCTGCGGACATCGCCGGGGTCCATGTTCAGCAACCGCCAGACATCTCCCCACGAGTCGCCACTGATATTCAGTTCACGAATCACCGCTCCTGCATCCATCCATGTGTCGATCCAGGCACCCATCCGGTCAATCAGGCGATCCAAACCGTCGGCTGCATGCATAGAATCGTCATAGATGCCGTTCAAGAACTGGCTAACGCCTGGTGAGGTGGCGATGGCCTCGCCAATTCCCTCTCTCAGGTCGTTCCAAAAATTAGTGAGTTGCTTGACCTTGCCGGCGCTGGTCTCCAGTTCATTTTCTGCGGCGCCCCGGAAGCGCTCGCGCAGCACTTCTATCGCATCGCTGTTTTCGTCTACGGTGATGCCATGCCGCTTTAGAATCGTGGTATTGCCCGTCATCACCTTCCCGACCAGCATGGCGGCCGTGTTCAGGTCCAGTTGCTTACGAGCCGACAGGTCCGCCACCAACTGCACATTCCTGAGCGATGCCGAATAGTCACCGGACAGGTCAATCAGGATCTTGAGTACATTTGCGAACTCTTCATCCCCAATCGTTGTGCGGCGGCGCATGGAGTCGGCCGCGCGCTCGATTTCGACTCGCGCTTTGGCGAAGTTTGTCCCCGTGCTCTCGACCGTCTGCCCCAACCGGTTCCATATGGCTTCCGCCTGGCTGAACTCGCGCAGGCTTCCGGCGACGAAGTCACGGATGCGCCCCAGCGCGAAGACGCCCGCCAGCACGCCGCCCAGCCGCCTCGCGCCCGCCGCCAGCCGGTCGAAGCCGCCGTCTACCTCGCGAAGGTTGCGGTTCGCGCGACGCGGGTCCGTGGCCCGGTCCAGCGAGCGCTGCGCCTCGGCTTCCGCCCGGTTCGCGGAGGCGCGGTCCAGCAGAATTGAGATGTAGCGCCGAATGCCGCGCGGCTCAGCCATAACTCACTCCGGGTATGCGATCATGCGGGTCTCGCGGCAGAATTGCCGGAAGTCCTCCGGCCTGCTCTGGGCGACGGCGCTCGCCTGCGCCAGCCGCAACGACTCGCGGGCCGACGCCCTGCGCAGGTGCGTCAGCCCGTACACGTAGTGCTTCCATGAACAGGGTAGCGTGCGGTCCCGGCGCCAGAACGCCCACCAGGGAACAAGCCAGTGCGGATAGGCGAGGGCGAACTCGCACAGGCAATCCGCCAAGTCTACCGGGCGGGGCTTCTCCCCCGGATCGGCGGGAAGTCGACTTCCGAGCGAAAGCGGTACGTATAAAAAACCGCGAGGAGATGACCCACCTCCACCTCGGAAGCATTGCGGAAGGGATTCGGCGTCCAGCGCCTCCACCAAGGCCGCGCACAGCGGTCGAACACCTGAACGGCATCCCGGTAGAACGCCAGGAGCTCGCGCTGCGAGGTGTCAGGGTCCCTCTCTAGGAGTTCCAGCCGCCGCTTCAGCCGCTCAAGTTCCTGTGCGTTCAGGAACGACGTGGGAGGCGGGCGGTAACGCCTGCCGCGATATTTGAACTCGCCGCGCTCGTTCAGTTGCAGAACAGCATCGTCGTTCAGCACTTCGGGGACGCGGTTCGCCGCCTGCCGCTCCGCACGCTGCTGTTCCTGTACGGCGAGGAACTGTTCGGGAGGAATCAACTGGATCACGATTACAGCCGAATCGTGGTGATGCCCTGCGCCGTGGGGTCACCAATCGTGAACATCTTGTGACCTTCTGGATTGGCGGCGTAGAACATCGCCTGAAACGTGACCTCCACGATGGTCCGGCCTCCGTCATCGTAGCTGAATCCCCACCCGCCGCGCTCCGGCACGGCCCTCCATAGCCATACCGCGTGAACCGGAGCCGCACCGGCCCCAGAAGCCGCAGCAGCGCCGTTGCCTTCCGCTCGGGTCCAGCCGGTAGTCGCCCCCGTGGCGTTGGTGAGGCCGCCACCGACTTCCAGGTTGGGGATCAGGAGCACGGAGGTAGTGACCACGGGCTGCGGAACGCTCCACCCACCACCACGGGTGCCGGTGGGGCTGATCTTGGCGTACAGCGCAGTGTCGCCAAGGATGATCGGCACCGTCACGCGCGCGCTCAGGCCCATGACCGTGCGCTGATGCACGGCGGGGCCGGTCTGCTCCGCCGTAAGGTCGCTCACATCTTCGGTGATCTCGACACGGACTTCTCCGTGCTTGGCGCCCAGCGGGGCGAGCCCGTCCGCAACGAACGGCGTGCCCACGTACACGTGCCCGCTACCTATTGACTGAAGCGCGGCCGTCAGGGCCGGAGTAGTTACGGCCATGGGTCAGGCGCCTTTCTCGGAGGCGGTAGATGAAATCTTCGCGGGGGCCCTGTCGTCCGATTCCTGGATCACGCCCGCTTTGATGAGCTCATCCCTCACTTCTCGCGGTAACGCCTTCACCTCATCCGCGTTTTCTCTCGTGTAGTACTGGTCTCCGTGGTTGAAGCCGGAGAGCACCGTGTATCTGAGCGCCATGGTCAGACCGTCCAGGGTTGGCGTGTCGGCTCAATCGTGAATTCGATCACCCGGTGCACGACGTGCGGATCGGGATCGGGCACGCTGCGGGCGTCCTCGTAGCGCCACAGCATCAGGAGCCCATCCTGTTCTTCCGCTATCGGCCGGTCCAGCAACGCGCGCTGGCGTGCTTCCAGAGCGGCTGCCGCAGTGCCGCCGTAAGCCCAGTTGTGCAGCCGTAAGGACACCGGTTCCGTGTTCTCCAACTGCGGACTACTCAGCACTTCATACTCGACGCTCGGGACCAGCGGCGCGTCGTTGGCACCCAAGAGGAACACCCGCCCTACTCCTCCATTCGCCGCCACGAACTGCGCATCCGCGTTCAGGCGGGCGATCACCCGCGTCACCACGTCGTGCCACCTCACACGGGAAGTCCTCGCACGAATCGGCCGCGTGCCCCTCGGAACCTGCCCGCTCGCGGCTCGTACCGCTCAAATGCCTGGTCCGTCGCCTCTTCAGCCGCGCGCTGCGCTTCTTCGATGTGCGGACGCGGCAGCATTTGCGAAGTACCTAGCTCGAACCAGACCGCGCGTGGATCGTCTGTGCCGGCCTCACCGGACACTTCGTCCCCCCGCACCTGCAAGGGATACTTCCGGAACGAGCGGCGGTACGTACCCAGGTCTTCAGCCGGCGGGTCTCCCGGCGCGCTCGCCTGGTGCACCCTGCCGCCGCGCCTGTAGATCCTGCCCCGCCCCGGCTGGCTGAGCAACTCGTCTATCTTCCGCAGGAAGGCGTCCTGCCCTGCGCGCACGGCTTCCACGCAGCCCGGCCGGTACTCGAACAGCACTTCGCCGCCCAGGCCCCGGAAATCGTCGCCGGTCACGCGCACGCGCATCATGGCAGCACCTCTCCCGGCTCCATGTCAATCTGATCGCAGCCAACCACGCGCCCCACCTCGAAGTCGTGCGGCCCGGCGATTCCGGTCACGCTCAACACCTTGCGCCAGGTCTCGTTGGTGAGTGGATTGGTCCCGTCCACAATGGCCCGCATGTCCATCTGAACATCCGTGTCGAGCGGCACCAGGAGCCGCCAGTCACCGTGCTCCCATAACTGCGCGCTCCGAAGCCTTTCCTCGCGCCTGCCCGGAGCCGGAAAGCACCCGCACGGCGTGGTGATTGCCGTCGTCCAGACCTTCGCTACCGTCCCCGCTGGTGTCGTTGTCCGTGCCGCCGTCTGGAAGCGTACCGTGCTCTCCATCACGCTTTCAGCGAGGTAGCGCAGGTCCGCCAGCGTGGCTACGTCGATTAGCGACATTCAGAACGACACCGTGAAGGGAACCGCTCTCGTAACCAAAGGCAGATGAACGGGTGTGCTGGCTTCTGTTGCTCCGATGATCGCGAGCGCGGCTTCCCGAGCGTCTGCCCAGCGGTCTCGTTCTCCTTCCAGCATCTTGAGTTGGCCTGAAGGATAGGAGACCGAGATTCCCGCGGCGCTCAGGCCCACGCTGGACGGCTTGAAAGCCATGCGCTTCACCAGCGCGTCGTACCCCCGCCAGTAGCCGTGCGCCCGTGCGACCGTGTCTTCCTGTTCCGCCGTTGCGTCCTCTGGCGCCAGTGCGTAGCCCTCCCCGATCCAGAGCGCGAGCAGTTCAGCCAGGTCCTCGCCGGGAAACCACTCCGGGCGCAACTCCCCGGTTGGATAGGTCAGGTCTGCGGGTGCGACGGGCACGGATCAGCCCTCTTTTTCGCTCGCGATCCGCTGCACGTCCGCCTTCGTGTAGCCGCCGGACGATCCCGACGCGCCCTGCCCCTCGAAGTCGGATGCGGAAAGGCCACTCTCGCGAGCCAACTGCTCCGCCTCGGGGCTGGCGAACTCGACTCCGGCGAGCGTGTCTTCACCGGCCGCCTGGCTATCGCTGGAACCGGCACCCTTCTTCGCCTGGAGTTCACGGGCAACGGATTCGGGCACCTCGCGGTCCTTGCCGGGTCGGTACAGCGTGCCGTTCTCATCCCAAAACGGCGTCTTCAGGTCAACGGTAGGCATCTGCGCTTACCCGATGGTGGTGGAGGTGAGAAACACCTTGTCCGGATTCTCGATCACCGGGAGGAACCGCCCACGCGCCCGGCCTTCCAGGTGCTGCGGCATGTCGTCGGGAACGCGCACGTCCGTCCAGATGCCCGTGCGCCCGTTGTTTTCGACTGTGGGGCCGATATGGCTGTACCCGATGGCGCGGTCGTTCTCCGGGTCCTCCGTAGCGCCCTCTCCCACGATGAACTCACCCGACCGGTCATTCGAGGCGAAGAAACCAAGCACGCCGTCCGGAACCATCTTCACTTTCTTGGTGGTCCCCGGCGCGTCGAGATCCCAGATTTCACCCTCCTTGTCGTACACGACGAACTGCGCTCTCTCGCGGGCGTCGTTGCTCGGAGGCCGCAGGCCGTCGTCCGCTCCCACATACCGGACGATGCTCACCATGTTGTCCTCATCCGCCAGAACCGTCACCTTGTTCACCGGATTGTAGATGATCGCGTCCACGGTCTCGCGCGTGGCGATGGCTCCCCGGAAGGCCGCTCCATGCTTGCGCCGAGCCGCCTTCCAGTCGTCCCAGAACACCGACGCGGAGCCGTCGTAAGCTGCTGCCCCGGTGCGGGTAGGCAGGATGTTGGCGGACGGGACGCCGTAGTCGACCTGAAGGTCAACCCCGATGAATTGCCAGTTGATGCTTGTGAGGAACAGCACTTGCGCCCGCATCCACTCCCGGCGGTCGTAATGCGGCTGAAGGAGCATCTTCGCCACGAAGTTCAGGACCGCGTTCACCGCGATATCGCGCGTGTTGCCTCCCGCGATCACCGCCGCCGCGGCGAGTTGCTGAATTTCGATAATGGTCTGTTCCTGGAGCCGGCTACTGATCGCGATCTTGGCGATGTTCTCCATGAACCGCGACACGTCCATGGCCCCGCCTTCCGGGTCCTTGGAATCGAGACCCACCACGCCGGCCATGGTGCTGCGCACGCGCATGGACCCACCACGCGCGACGTAGGAGTTCACGTCGCGTTCGGGAAGAATCGCCGTCAGGTAATAGTTGGCTGGCGTCCGCGCGGCGTTCGACAGGCGGTTGATCCCTTCCACCCCGCCTATCCGCTCGTCCAGGAGCGCGGCCCTGAAGTCAAGAAGCATCGTCTATTTCTCCTCAGGCGGTCGAATCGCGGTACTGAAGGAACGTGAAGTAGCAGCCGGCGGCGGCCAGTTCCGTCTTTTCGGCGGCGGGGATGACCTTCGGCGTGCCGGTGGAGCCGGGCATCAAGTTGTCGTACAGGGCTCCGCCCAGGAACACCCCGTATGCCTCGCGGGTGCCGTACTCGCCGTCCTCGCGGGCGTTGGTAGCCAGAACCATGGCGGCCGGGTTGGTGCCCGCCACTCGCGGATAGATCCGTCCGTTCGTGCCGCCCGTGCCCATGCGCGTGCCGGCCGGGATAAACTTCCCGCCGGTGCCTGCGATGGTCGCGGTATCGCCCTCCTCCACCGCTGCGTCCAGCGCGTCGACCGTCAGAGAGATGGCGCCTGCCGCCGCATTGGCGCTCACGCGAGCGTATTCCCCGGTGCCGGTGAAGTCCAGGAGCGTGCCGGCAGGTACTGCGTACGTAAGCGCGACAACGGGGATCGTGGTGTCGCCTGCCGCCGCGCCGCCGGTCCCCACTGTCACTACCTGACCGGGACTGGTGCGGTACGTCTCCGGCACCGCCGCCCAGTCGATTGTATGGCCGGTGTCACGGATGATGCTTTCCCAGTCCGCCACGAATGGCGGGCGGCTGATCTCGGTGCGGGTCACAGTTGCCATGGTTTCTGATGCTCCGGATTGCTTGTTATCCAGCCTTCGCCGGGCGGAGCGGATTGGCGCCCTTTGCGGCGGCTTGATTCGAGGCGATTAGGCTGTCGATTCCAGCACCCGTCGCCTTGCCGTTCCCACCGCCCTGCCCGCGCTGCTCCGGTACGTACAGACCGCCTCCGGCAGAACTCCCGTTCGCCTGCGCCGTGAACATCGCAGCGGGTAGTTCCTCCCCCTTCGCCCACTCCGAGAGCCGGATCTGCCTGCCGTCTTTCGTCACGTACCCGACCGGCTTGGTCTCCTTCTTCCCGTTCGATTCGACCTGTTCTTCTTTCAGCTCAAACGGGGTCTCATCTCCCAGCAACCGATGCAGGATTTCGGCGCTTTCAGGGGCCCACCCCTCTGTCGGAGCGGCCTTCCGGATTGCTTCCTTGCGCTCGCGCGACGTTTTTTCCCTTTTCAGCGTGTCCCGCTCCTTCACCGCGTCGTCTACCTGCTTGAGCGTCAGACCCGCACCCGCCACTGCCTTGTACGCGGCCGCTTCGTCGCCAGTCAGGATCACCGCATCGTCGGACGGAACCTTGGCTTTGAGCGCGTCCAACTCCTCTCCCTTTGCCTTCAGTTCCTTACGGCGCTCTGCCGCCTCTTCCTTTACCCTTTCCAGATCGCGCTTCTGCTTCTCCAGTTCTTCGGGCGTGCCGAGCGCCGAATAGCGCCCGTACTCGCGCAGTTGCGCGTCCGTGATCTCAGGCATTGTTTTGGAAGTCTCTGCTGGTGAGGCCCGCGCCGTGGCGGGGTGCGCGGCGTCCATGCGCCGCTCGGTTAACTGGCGGGTGTCCGGACCGTGCCGGACGGCTGGTGCTGGAGAACTGGCAGGTTGCCTGAAACGCGAAAAGGCCCGCACCTCGTGTCTTCCGAGGCGTGGGGCCTTCTGCGTGTGGGCCGCTCCCTGCGTGTCTCCTCAAACCAGACTCAGGCGCCGCAGGTGCGCTTTTCGGGAGCTACCCTAGAGTCCAGACGATAAGTTGGGGTATCGGGGCCATGGCTATCCCGAATCTTATAGGCGTTCCACGGGTTAGACGGGGCCACACTATCCCGCCCTTATGGGCTTTCCCCGTGAATCCCCCTCTTTTTCCATCAAACCGGCGGACGGTGGAGTGATACCGCCTAACACCGGGTGTTTTACCCACTGCCAGATTCGGTCGGCAGTATCGGGAAGCGAGCCCGGAGGTTTGCGGATTCTGTCGGCGGCTCCGTCTGCCGCCCTAGTCTCCTCCGCCCACTGAGAGCGCCCGGCAGGATTTGAACCTGCACTCTCGCGCTTACAAGGCGCGGGCATCTTCCAAGTTGATGCTACGGACGCAACGTTTACACTTGTATACGATAGTCGCTGTCCGTTCCGTCGTCAAGGATCATGCCGGCAGTACAGGCGCAAGGATCATGGCAACCGACGCGACGGCGGTAACGAAGGCGATAACATAGAGGGCGACGAATGCGCGATGATACACATGGCCGGGCGCTTCAGCCGAGTAGTTCCGGTTGAGAAGCGCTGCGCCAAATAGGCAAATCCAGCACGTAAGCGCCAGGGCAAACGCGACCGTCACGTCTCCACCTCGCTAGATTCGCGGTACTCACCTGTTAGCGCGGCGCGACGGAGTTTAATAGCCTGATCCGCACAAAGTCGGCTGTCAGTGAAGCGCTTGGCGGCACACTGCTCAAAAAGCCCCCGAAGGAAACCAATGCGAATAGTGGCAAGCGTCAGGAAGATTTCTCCCCACAAGTTCGCCCAATCGCTCGCCAGCCACGCTGATGCTTCAGCGAAGGTGATAGGCGTCTCGCGCCGATGATTCCTGTCCCTATAGGAGTTCATAATTCGGCAACGAGCCGTTCCGCTTCCTTCGAAATCGCGCCGTACAACGATGCCGTTGCGGCCCACTTCGTAGCCAACCGCAAAACCGCCTTGCGTGAAGGCGCTGCAAAACGGTTAATTCCACCCTTGAACGAGGACCGACGAACCCGTCGGTTTGGTTTAAGGCAGACCAGCGCGAGAGAAGCGGCCAGTTCCGCCATGCACCGGGAGCGCTTATGTTCGGCTACCCTCCCTATCGCATCTATTGAGGACTGTGCATACGAGTTCAAACCTCCACCTCCTGGGATCTACGGTATTCAGCCGTACACCTGCACCGGCTGAGACACTGGCGCTCGCCTATCGCCACCATCTCACCAATCGGTCGCCAACCTGCCGCCTCTTCCTCCAAACAGCCATCGCAGGAATCATCGGTGTGACGCACGGACCGTTCCTCGTCGTACCCGCGGATTCGCATGTCTGCGCGCGTCATCCGCTCGTTCAGCACCCGTCCGGCCTGCGCGTACAATTGCGCCCGCGCGTTCAGGCGTCCGTCGAGTTGCTGCTTGCCGGTCTCAATCTGCCGTGCGAAGCCGCGGAGCGCAACGTACTGGTCCTGCACGAAGCGGCCCACACGTCCCAGGTCCGACTCCGACATCTGCGCCCAACCGCCCTTCGAGACGGCTGCGCTGTATAGCGCGACGTTCTTGATCTCGCGCCGCATGCGGATCTCCCAGGTGATGAGATCCATCCTACCCGACTTGAGCGCTTCTGCCAGAGCGTCGAACCTGTCGCCCGCCTTCTCAAGTGCGTCGTCCAGCCAGAGCCGCACCTGATTGCGGGGCACGAAGCGCCCGTTGCTTGCCCAGCGGTACTGTCCCGAGCGGGGATCGTACCTGAACCTGCGCGGCGGCTCAGCCACCCTCGTCTTCCGCCTGGGCGTCCAGGAGCGTCTTGGCTACTACAGGAGCGTCCTGTCGCCACGTAGCCCGCGCTTCGTCCACGTCGGACGGGGTGATTGGCTCGGCATCACTCATCGTTGGTTTTACCCTTATAGATCGCGGTATCGTTGATGAGCATCTCAAGCGCTTGCTCTTCGATAGCTTCCGGGTAACTCCGCACGGAGGTGGCGAAGGCGGAAAAATAGCCTTTGATCTCAAGATACGTGACCATCATCCCATGATGCTTGCAGAGCAGTTTGTAAGCCGAGACGAAGTCGGCCTTGCGGCGGTCAGTGTCATCTACCATGCTCATTGGACGATGAAAGGTTCGCCGTCGCTACGTGCGAGTTTGCGCGCCCACTCTTCGGAAATCCCGACAAACATGTACGCCGCCACCGGGTCAGCGCCGCCCTGGCGCAGCATGTTCGCCCGTTCAATCTGCTTGTCCAGCGGGAGCGGCTGAGCCTCGATTCGGTCCAGCTCCCCACGGACGTTGTTCTCGCCGTTCCGGGCCAGTACCGTCTCCTTGGAGAGATATCCTTTGTCGGCAAGCTCGGCGTTCGCGCGCTGCCGGTCCGGAGAGACGGGTCCCGCCGAAGGGTGGCACTCCGCCGAATAGCGATACTCGCGCACGAACCGCGCCTCAGGTAGACCCATCAGCGTCTCACACATGCAGGCACGTACCGAGAACACCTGCGCGATTCCCGTGGACAAGGCATCCCCCACGGCGTCTATGTCGGCCTGGAAGATGGCCCTCGCCTGTTCGTATGCCTCCCCGGACAGTTCCACCGTGTGCCCGGCCAGCGTGGTGGAAATGTGACCCTGCTTGCAGTAGTGGCGGATCACCTGCATCCGCGTCACCATGTTCTTCGTGATATTCTCCGGGTCGCTCGGCTCGTGAATGTGGATCTGAGGCGTGGCCCTCGCGCGGTGTTCTATTCCCTTTTCGTCCACGTGCGTGACGTAGCTGTCACCGTAGATGTTCCGGATGATGGAAGGGGACATCTCGGCTGCGGTAGGATGGAAGTACCACGTTTTGCCGCTGGTATCGGTGAAAGTCTCGGGAGGCATCCCATCAGAAGTGACCGGCGGAGTTTCCATCCAAAACCCGTCTCGTCGTGCATCAATTTCGGATCGCTGGGTATACCCATGCGCCAGTGCGTTGCGCCCAAGGCCAGTCGAGGCCGCGTCGAGGGCCGCCTGGTTGCGCAGCACCGGCTCTGTCAACAATGTACCGACTCTCACCTGCACGATGGGCAGGAAACCGTCCCAGCGGAAGCGTTTCGTTTCCTGTGCTTCCAGGTCGTCTCCGACGATACGCCAGACGGTATCCTCTCCTTCCGTATACCAGATCTCAGCGCGCTTCTTGTCCGAACCGCGCTCCGTGTACAGGAACACGCCCGTCTTCTGGTGAGTGTCGGGGTCAATGTGGACGAAGCACTGCGACGGATCGGGAACCGTGATCTCGATATGCCGACCCGCCGCTTCCATATTGGGCTGCTCCGGGATCACGAGCTGGACGCCGTCCTCAGTTGCCCGCTCTTTTGTGCGGGAGGCTGGATTCCAGAAGAGGCGGAAACACGCGGTGCCATCCACCGGGTTTGCGGACCCGTAGCGCACCACCTGCTTGGCGGCCTCCCAGAACGATACACTGTCCCGGTCCCACCAGTCGCCATCTTCCCGGATACGCTGCGCCGCAATTTCTTTCTGGCGTTCGCTCGGGACCTGTCGCGCCGGCTCGCCCTCCTTGCCCGGTTCCTTCGCCTCTGGTTGCTTCGGCTCCACCCTCAAATCCGCCTGAAACCTGCACACGGCGGTCACGCGAGTTTCCACGCATGCCGCCGCTTCGGGGACGGGGATCTTCTTCTTTTCGATCTTCGCTTTCGTGGTCTCCGAGATGACGCCTAGCGCGTCTTCGCCCGGTCCCATGTAGAAGGTGTCTATCGAGTGCTCGCCGTTCAGCATCGCCAGGTTGGACGCCAGCAGCGGGTTGGACGGCGCGAGCTTCCGCACGGTGTCCAGCGTCCACAAGGCCCGGTCAAGCGGGATATCGTCTTGTGCCATTTCTATGATTGAAGTCGCCTTGAGAGCGGCCGGTAGGGAAAGAGGAAGACCGATTAGTTCTTTTGGTACGGTAACAGAATTGTTACCGTTGGTCAATAAAAAAGAAACCGGAGCGAACCGCTTAAAAGCTACCAAACCAGCACATAACAACTAATTAGCGGATAGACAGCCTACGTTTCTGCGACAGCGATCCGGTTCATTCTCCCGCCTTGTCTAGGAACTCGCAGGTGCCACAGCAGTACCCATGCAGGACCGCAGGGTTGCCGCTGGTGCACTTCTTACGCTTGCAGCGCTCTACAACCATGGAGCAATTCCCTTCCGGAGCAGGGTGTGGGTCGTAAACGTCGCCCCCGTGGTGGGATTTGTCCACCGACACGTTGTGAGATTGTACGTCGCGTCGATTCTTCGCAGCACGTCTTGGATTTCGGGCGGGAGGCGTTGCATCTCCGCTTCCGTCCATTCCACTACGGGGTGCAGCGGGTCGTGTGCTGTCACGGTATGCCTCCTCTGCAATCCTCAGGTACTCGGAGACCGAGAACGGCGTCCCCGTGTCTCTGATCCCTCGTTCAGCGGCTCGCTTGAAAAGTTCGCGCCACTCAGCGTCCGGCCACGCTATCGAATGCCTTCCCATGTTGTGCAACTTATATACATTACCTACCGTGCGCAACCCTTTAAAACGTGCTGGTCATCCGCGGCGTGAGCTGGCGAGGGTCGAAGTGCGTCGGTTTACGGAATCGGATGAGGGGGAACAGGCTGTACCGCACGGCGTCCCATGCGTTGTTGTGCTTGTCGATCAGCGTGGGCAGCACGTCGCCGGTCTTGGGGTCCACCTTGTACGACCAAAGCCGCGCCTCGTCTATCGTGCCCTCGCAGTCGGGGTGAATCACGATCTTCTTGTACTGGCGCAGGTGCGCAATCCCGTCTTCCACGCTACCCGGCGGCTTGGGGCATCCCACGATCTTGGGGAAGCCGTGGCGCTTCAGGTAGCTGATGGAGTCCGGCCGGGCGCTGTCGGCGCGGATGACGTAGCCTTCGCAGCCCGGCAGGCGCCGCCTCAGGAAGTCGGGCGTGTCGTCTAGCTCCAGTTCGATTTTGTACGCCTCCCTGCGAATGTACAGGGTTTCGGCGTTAACCCAGACTTCGTTGCAGGAGAACGGGTCCTGCGAGAAGCCGAAGTCCAGTCCGTAGTAGGGTCCGTCCCAATCCTCTCCCGGCTCGAAGTCGTAGGAAACCCATATCCCGGCCAGCACCCTGGCCTGAGAGCGCTTGTTGTAGCCGCCCAGCCAGATATGCTCGTGTGCGTCCGGATCGGTGGCGAGCGAGCGCGCAGCGTCCTTCCTGGATTCTTCAGGGCAGAACGGGTTCTGCCTGTAGGTGACGTGGACGACCACGGCGTCGGGATCGCTCGCCAGGTCCGAAAACAAGGTATCTACGGGATCGGTGGGCTGGTCCGGATTCCAGCTGAACCATATCTCAGAGCCCGGCTCCCTGATCGTCGGCAGCAGCAGTTCCATGCTGCGCTTGGATAGATTCTGCGCCTCTTCCACCCAAGCCCGCCCGAATCCCTCCAATGACTTCAGGCTGTCCGCGGTGTGGTCCTGCATTCCCTCGAAGATGATGATGCCCCGCCCGCCGCGCCTGCGGATCTCCCTCTCCAAGATATTGAATTCTCCCTCGACCCCGAACTCTCGGATCTTCTTCTCGATCAACGACTTGGCCGAAAACTTGAGGCTCCGCTGCACCTCCCGGATGCAAACGGAGCGCAGGTCGGGATTGGCAACCGACTCCTCCACTAAGAGCCCGGCGAAGAACTGGCTCTTACCCGACGCCCGACCTCCCTTCGCTCCCTTATAGCGCGCCGGTGGCAGAAGCGGTTCGGCCCATTCAGGTGTCGGAATCTCAAGGTTTATCGTCCGCACGAGCCTTCACGATGTAGCGTCTGGACACGATTTCGACCGGGCCCTCTCCTCCTTCGCCTGTAAGTGGCTGCGCGGCCTTTCCATACCCACGGTCAGTGACGTGCGCGATAGCGCCTAGAAACGCTTTGGCGCCCTCTTCACCGCGCAGGCAGCGCCGCAGATAGTCGTCCACCTCCTCTGCGGACGCTAGTTCTCTCATGTGACGCTTGAACTCATCAGGCGGCCGTCCGGCGCCCTTGTTAGTGCCGCCTCTTTTAAGACGCCCCCCATTCCTGCCGGGGTTGAACGCACGGGAATCTTCACGGGGTTTCTTGGTATCCATGTGTAGGAAGATACATCAAAGAGGGGCGGCGAGACAGCCGGGGAGTTTCAGGCGCCGATTCGTCCTGGTCGGGGAAACGGTGTGGCGCTTGCTTCGACCCGGCTTCGGGAGTGAGTCGCACCGAACGCATCCCTGCGTTTCAGGAGCGGGTCGCAGGTGAAGGGCGTTGCCCCGCTGGCTCCCGGCTATGCGTCTCGCCGCGTCAGCAGTGGATCAGGGTGAGTGCGAAGGGGGTTACCCCGCTACTTCATCAGGGCAACGGCGGTACGTTCCGTCGCGGGCAGAGAACCCACCTCCCGTGGTCATTTCCCACGCTTCGCCCCTTCGCTCAATCGGCGGTCCACCTTGCGGACCTGCTCGGCAAGACGCCGGAGGTGAGACGCGGCGTCACGGTCGTCTTGTGCGGCCTGAATCCACAGACGTTGCTTTCCGTGTCGACGGATCAGCGCCTCGTAATGCGCGGCATCAGCTTCTAGGTCGTCTGCTTCGCGCAGTGCCCACGCTACGTCCCCGTTCATCCTGCGGTGCTCCTCAATCTGTGCCCGTAGGACTGGGAGAGTCAAGGACGGCGCTTACTTCACCAGTCGCAGGGTCGTATTCTAAGTACTCCGTTAGCCGGGGCTTCGGAGCACGACGGGCGACGGCGAGAAGCGCCGCCGCTCTGAGGTACGATTCCCAGGTGCTCACGTCAGAACGCATCTACCACACTCGCGCGTCTCTGGATCTCACGAGCCGCATCCGACCACGCCCAACTCTCGCGGTTACTCATCCCGATCAGCGACCCACCGGGGGAAGCGAATATGCGCCAGGACGAATCACCGACCCTGCGGGAGAACGCCTGCGGATACTCTTTCTGAACCTTCTGCTGAGCGGTCATCGTCTCACTCCTTACGAGCAGGTGCGCTTGGGTCTGCGGGCCTGGTGCTCACGCCGATGCCGAAGCGATGCGCCGCTGGACACGGTAGATCAATTCGTGCGCCTCAAGCCCCAGCGCGTCCGACACTTTGAGAATCGTCGGCAGGGTGGGAGAACGCTTCGTGCGCATCGCCTCATCAATCAGGCCGGGGGCTCCATCGGCTACGGCGAGCGACACACTCCGGAGACTCCGGCGCCGCGCCTTTGCCTCTTCGATGACCGTTCCCCAAAAGACCGTCGCCACGTCTCGCTTGTCCATGCTCCCAACCTAAGGGATAGAAAGCCGCCGCGCAACCCCCTTGACAGGGAGAGATGTATCCCTTAAGTTAGGGAGAGTAACAGGAACGACGCCCCAAACCATAGGAGCCCCGACGATGCAAGGTCCCTGGTCCCCCATTCCCGGCGACATAGTGCGGGTGCGCTACGGCGCCCAAGCCACGCTCGCGGATAATTCCACGGTGGAAATGCGCGAGCCGGGACCATACCGCGTGACCGGCGCCGACTACGTGGGCGCGGCGAGCGGGCGCGGGCGTGTGACGCTGGAGGGTGTCGGCACGCTGGACGAAGCGGCCTGCGAAGTCCAGAAGCCGAGCGAGGGACCGCAGGCGGAAGCCGAAGCCCTCCGTCCCTCCTGGCGCGGTGGTCCCGGCGGGTGGGAAGGCGTGCTCAAGGATCGCTCCGGCGCCGTCGTCTGGCGCTGCGGCCACCGGCACCCGAATCGTGACCTGTCCTCGCGCTACAAGAGCGCGGCGCTTTCCTGTGCGTCCAGCGAACGCCACCGGCGGATCTTGGTAGCCCGCCACGGAGAGGAGCAGGGTCAGCGCTTCTACGAGCGCGCGCTGGAGACCGGCAAGCACGCCCTCTGCGGCCGCTGACTTCCCCGAACGTCGCCCACTCTGACCACGGGAGAGCACGATGAGCCGGCTGACCAAGGCGCAGGAGCGCACCATCGTTTCGCTGGCGGAGCGCGGCAGGCTCCCACGTCGTTCGCAGGCCCGCACGAGGCTTGCCCTGCGCCATGCGGGTCTTCTCGACAACGATCCCGGGACCGGTGCCTACACGCTTACGGAACAAGGGCGCGCAGTCGCCGCGCGCATCTCAGGTGGGTCCGCCCGCAAAGCGAAAGCGCCTAAGGTCCATTGGGCGGTTTGGTTGGGTCGGTGGCAGGCGGCGTGCGGCGCGTCCGTTTCGGCCGCTGCCCTCACTCGGCAACTGACCTTCAACCCGATAACCTGCCACCGCTGCTTGGCGCTATTCGAGTCGGCCGACAAACCCGTACATCCCCGGTAAACCATGAACGCTACGCTCTACACCGCCAACGAGCGCCGGAAGACCAGCACAGAGGCCGAAGTGCTGTATGACAAGGCGATAGACGCCTTAGACGAAGCGATCCGCGCCGCACGCGAGGCCGTGCGCAAGAATCCCGATTCCGCGTGGCCGCAACGGGTGTCGGAACTGCTCGCGGCTCGCCGTCCGCTCGGTGATCGCTTCATGTCCTGACCGCCTGACCGACGCCCTGAACCGGAGACAGAACGATGCCTTGGATTGCCCCGATAATCGCAACAGTGGACTCGCTTGGTTATCTGTACTGCACGGACTGCCGTCCGGCGGATTCCGGCGAGCCGGTGCATGGAGATCAACACTTCGGCGCCGATGACAAGTGCGAGCGGTGCGGCAAGCAACTGGAGCACGTTCCGACCAGCGGCTACGTGCGCGCCTGACGCCTCCCCTCTGACTGGAGAACGAACGATGCACGCGAGAGTCAAGGTTGATTTTGCGAACCCTGCCGGAGCGGGTTTCAAAAGTGCCGCGCGCGAGTTGCAGTCCATCGGCGTTGCGGTTTTCGCGAGCGAGGAAGACGCCAGCACGTTTGCCGGCGCCTATCACGAGCACCGTGGCCGCGCGTGCTCGGTGGAGGAGACGAAAGATCCTCGCATCGTTGCGTATCGCTGGGAAGTGCGTGCGCTGGACCTACCGTCCGGCATCCCCGAGGAGGAAAGCAAGCGGCTGGTGGCACTCTCCGATGACGAACTGGCGGCGATCCGCGCCGGACTGGTTGCGATTCTTCACGCTCGGTTCCCCGGTTCCGCGCTCTGGATTCCGCGAGTCGAAGACGTTCCGCTTCCGCTCGACGCAGGGCAGATTAACGCGCTGGGCGCCCGGCTCGGCGCTCTCTCGAAAGGACGGTGAAGGATGAATCCCGATGCTCCGATCCTGGCAGACATTCTCGCGGCACTGGAGCGCAGGCGCGTGGTAGCGACGTGGGAAGAAGATGGCATCCGGCACGCCATGCGGGACGGCGGCGTAGTGTTCCTGTGGATGCAGTACGCAACGCCGTCAGCATGGGTCCGGCACGTGGTCAAAGATCCGATCCCCCAAGACTGAGCGAGCGAGGTGAGCGATGCAAAGGGAAGCTCTTTTGGATGCTATTGAACGTTTGGTAGTTGGTGTAATTGAGTACAGAGAAAGGTTCTCGGGCGGATGTCTTTCCGAGCAAGAGGCTCAAGCACTCGCCCGTGCCAGAAACGCAGTAGCGCGAGAACTGAACGCCGTGATTGACCGGCGGGTCGAAGAGGGCATCACGGCCCGGCTCGCCAGCATGCAGCATCTTCCCGTGGACCTATACCGGATGCTCAACCCCGACTCCGAATTCTGAGTGGGTCAGACAGGAACTCTCAGCCGAAGGAAGGTGAACGATGTTCGAGCCCGCCTTTTTCAGCCCCGTAATCGGGATCATTCACGACGTGGAGCATCAGCGCTGGCATCCTGTGCTATTCGTGGAGGCGCCGCTGCCCGGCCCTCCGTCACCGGACAAGCCCGTGCGCCACAAGAGCAAGATGCACCACACCGACGGCTTCTTGTCGCGAGAGGAGGCGGTGGAGAACGCCAAGACCGATCTCGGGCCGAAGGTGAAGGAGTATGCCATAGGAGAGGTGCGTTTCGCCCTCGAAGGTGATTTCCCGTGGGACGGCAACGGTATCCCGGCCATCTCCACTATCTTTGCATCCACGCCGGACGGTCTCATTCCCGTCTTCTGAAATCCGGCTTTCCCCTCCCCTGCCGCACCCCTTCACCGGGTGCGGCTCATGCTTATGCGCTCAATCTGGCGCGTCTTGCTGGCCATCTCGCGCTCCACCGGGAAAAGGTCGCGTTGCCGTTCGGGAGCGCGGCGCGAAGGCTTGAGGATCATCCGGAAGCGCTTTCGTGGGTAGTGCCCAAGTAGGACGTACCCAAGCGCTTCCATCTCGGCCCGCGAGCGCGTCTCCGGTCCTGCCTTGCGTGCTACCAAGCGATTCGTGAGTGGATCAACCCACACCGGCAGCGGCTTCGTCTCTCCCCGGTCTTCCCAGTTGGTAGCCTTGTAAATCGCCCCGCTATGGTTCTGCCAGGTGTCGGCGTAGGTTAGTAGACACTCCCACTCGCCCGCCGCTTGGATGAAGCGCACACTCCGTCCGATGAGGAAAGAAGCGCCGTTAGTTGGCACGTCGGGATGGATCACCAACCTGGAGAGGGCAAGCACCTTTTGCCATGCCCCTTCTGGATAATTAGCAACCGCACAAGCCTTTGTCGGAGGAATCCACCACGCCACTCCGAGCGGACGGTGTGTACCAAAGCGAAAGAGACCGTGCACGTAGACCGCCGTGTTACTGGCTCCTTTCGCGTAGTGATGCCGACGCACCAGCTCGCGGCCCCATGCGATTGATACCGGCCGCACTTCCCACTCGCTCGCCCGAAGGTGCGTCATTTGCTCGCTCGCTTCTCGCGCTCCACCCTCGCCCGTACCTCGCGCCACTCAGGCCCGATGCACGCAACTTCAATCCGAAGCGCAGCACACCGGGCATAGAAGACGGCGTTCAGATAGTGTATGATCCAGTCGTCTTTCACTCTTCCTCGCCGGGATCGTAGCTCCTTCGGGTGCGCCTCTGTTTCTCTGCCATCCTGATGAGCCGCTTGCGGTGTTCGGCTTCCGCTTCGCCGGGATCGGAAAACACCGGCGGTGCCGCCTGTGGAACCGCCACCTCCTTAACAGTTCGCGGATCGGGCACTTCGCCGCGGCAGTATTCGCACAGGTAAGGCGGTGCGTCGTCGGGTTGCGCCAGCGTCTCCAAGCCACAGGGGAACCGCGCCCGCACCGTCTCGCCCTTCTTCGTGCGGTACTCGCGGAGCTGACCAGGGCAAATCACGCGCGCCGGCTCGGCAGGGTGGGGCGCATCGGGTGGGCCGCTCAGCCCTTCCTGGGTAGCCATTCCGCCCACGGATCGGATTCAGGCTCGCGGCGGTCTGGTCCGGTCAGGACGGCGCCGATCATCTTCTCGCGGATGCGGCTGACATGCTTTGCCCACTCAGGCGACTTCTGCCGGAGGTGGTCCAACGAGTAATTGCTTGTGAAGATCGTCGGCCGGCGCCGCTTATCCAGCACTTGAAACATCCGCACTGTGGCGTCCTCTCCGCTCGGCTCCGTGCCGATGTCGTCCAGCACCAAAACGTCAGCGGCGAGGTATTTCCCAACTACTTCGTCGGGAGTCCGCCCGTCTCGGTTTCCGTAGGTCGAACGCACTTCCGAGATAAGGTCTACCGAAGTCACGAACACGAGGTTGGGCCAGCGCTCGCCCGTGCGTTCGTGCTCGTAGATCCTGAGCCTGCCATTCTCGGCCAGCCAGGTGAGGACGCAGGCGGCGAGAAGAGACTTCCCGTTACCTGGCGCGATCACCTCTCCCTGACGCTCGCTCGTGAGGAAGAGCATGGGTCCGGCGTGGTCTGGACGGCCAGCCTCAAACCATCCGTTGCAGGCGGCGGCAAAGCGGCGAGCAAGCGTCAGAGCCTTGCGGTCCGGATTCGGGTCGAAGTCCGCGAAGTGCTTGTTGCGGAACTTCGGCGGCAGGCCAGCCCGAAAGGTGCGCAGATCCCGCTCCCGCTCACGTGATTCCGTAGTCGTCATCTCCCCAAGTGTGCTGGAACTGAGGGTCTTGGGAGGCAGGACGTGCGGGACGGTTTCTCCAATCGCCGTCAGACTTCCGCGGCTTTCCGTTGCCATTTCCGTTCTCCAGAGAGACGTTTAGCGCAGCCTGAAATTCGTTCTTTAAATCAAGCAGATCCCAAGGTTCTCCCCGGCTGAACTTGAACAGTTGAGGCATTCCCTTGATGGCGCGATTGATTTCTTCTGGTGTCCTTTCGGCGCATATCTGCTTGGCCGCTCTTCCCTGCTTCGCAATTTCGGTGTCCGGTGGACGCCTGCCGGTCGTCCGCTCCTGTGTCTTGATCCACCAGCCAAGAAGGTTGTCTCCCGGATCTGGCGGCGCGGCGGTTCTGTCGTCGCCCTCCCCCGTAGGGGGAGGAAGTTGTTCTTTCTTCTCTACTCTGTTCTCCTCTTCTCTACTCTTCTCTTTGGCGTTACGTGGCGTTACGTGGCGTTTCGTGGGTTTCTCTGTCGTTTCATGGCGTTGCCGCTGCCGGTACGCCCGGACACGCTCCTTGCTGTCGTCTTCCCGTTCCCGCTTCGGATTCTCGCGTTCCCAATCAATCAAACGCCAGCCATCTAGATATTTTCCCTGCATGGCCTCTCGTACTGCCTGCACATCTTCTGCGTGTGCGTCCAAGGCAACACCCACGTCCTCGTCTGACCAGCGACTTGCGTCCACCGTCCCGCGTGGAGTGGCCGCGCTCGCGTTCTCACGTAGACTCGCCAGCACGGCCAGCACCAGCACGACGGGCCTGTCGCTCCGTCTGGAGACAAGCCGCAGGCGGGGGTCGTTTATCGTGCCGTGGTGCCACCGTAGCCAGTCCATTTTCCCGACCCTACGTCGCAGTTGGATCGTACCGTTTGTCTCCGCTCACCAACTCCGCGAACTCTCCATCTCCTAACTCGAGAAGGAGTTCAAAGGCTCTCTCGAAGTCGGCGCTGGTGAGACACGTAGCGGAGGAAGCAACACCTCGCTGGCAGGCAAGTTCGGCGGGATCGCTTCCCTCGCGGTGCATTCGCGCGAACGGACGGAGAGCCGCGAAAATATGGTTTCGGACGGCTTCGGGTCCGGAATCCTGCCACCAGTGAGTTTGAGAGTCCGGGAACACTGCGGCAACCTCAGGACGCGGCTCGGGAATGGTTAGTTCGTCTGACATGGCAGGAATTCAGAAAGAAAGCGACCCCGGCGTGCTGTTGGCACCGCCCCCGCCCTCCGGAAGCAGAGGCGGGTGGCGACAGCAACGCGCGGGGTCGCTTGTTACGCGAAGGCGCGAGTTGCTTCCGGATTGTCTTGCTGCGCGCGGGTGCCAATCCGCGTTGTCCGCTGGCGGGACTCCTTATCCTAACCTCCGGCTCCGGAGCCGTCAACGGTCTCGCTCACCCGTCCCCGATCCGGTCTCCACCGTCCGCCAGGAACTCTCTGACCACGAACTGCTCTAGGAGCGAGCCGTGGTTCTTGAGAAGCGTCCCGACGTTGTAGGCGTAAGCCTGTAACTGGCGTAGCGTCATGCCTTCCAAGTCCGGCACGGTCAGACAGCACGGGCACTAGGCGATTGCTCGCCTTCTCCAGCAGCATCGTGGCGCGAGGCGGCGAGGATGCGGTCCTCAAGCCGTTCGCTCACGTCTTCGGGCGTCAGGTGCGGTTTCATCGCTTTCCCCCAGCGGGAGAAGTCCGGAGTGCTCACGTCAACACAGTTTCAGCGTGTCTAATTCTCGCGTCCACAGCCTCAACAGGAGCGAAGCCGGCCTCACGGGCGCGCACGGCCTCCATTAGTTCGCGAAGTGCTTGGGATACTTGGTTAAGCCGGTGCTCTTGTTTTTCCAAGCACGGACGGTAAATCCAGTCTATCGTGTCTGATAATTCCGGGTTGACCCCATGGTGCTTCAAGAGCGCTCGCACTTCACGCTCTTGCTGCGTTGCGTCCCACTGACTGCGACGCTCATACTTTTGGTTAGTCGGCTCGTTCATCGGTGTTTCTCCTCCACCAGCACAGGTTTCCACGATCCACCAAACAGATCGCACTCGCATCCGCAGTCCGGACAGAACAGCCGCTCGGCAATCAGCACGTGTTTGGTGGCAGCGTGCTGGTAGACTGCGTTCCGGTGCCCGGTTGGGCAGGTACGTTCTTTCATCGGCTGTCCTCCACCAGTATGGCGACCTGTCCGGCGCTCTCCTCCGCACAGTACAGGCACGTTGCTCCCTGGTTCTTGGCTGAGAGCGGCAGCGTCGCACGGAAGCATTCGCACCAGACGCGCGGGTCCGTTGCTTCACGACGACGAGCCTCAAAGAGGTTACGCCAGTACCGTGTTTCAGCGCAGAGTTCGTCGCGTTCCGCGGCAGCGTCCCAGTCTTCAAGCATGGGAAACCTCCCGCAGTCCGACGCGCTGGAACTCTGTGGCGATCCGTTCGATGAACTCGCGAGTATCGGGTCGAACGTCCGTATCCTCCGGCCACGGCTTTCCATTCACCTTCTGCCAGTGTTCCCTGAACCAGCCTTCAACGTCGTCGTAGGTAGGCACACCTGAGAGCATAGGTTCAAGTTTCTCCAGGACGTTTGCGGCCTCGCGGCATGTGTCCTCAAACTCTGTCCACCAAGAGTAGTCGCCCGCCCCAGTGTTCAGGCTCTTCAGTCCCGCTTGCTCCGCTTCGTACTCACAACTGCGTAGGCTGGTAATCAGCGTCTCAAAGTGCGGCATCACTCACTTCCTCTTTCGCTGGCGTTTCTGTTCGGCCGCGTGCTGACGCAACTGGTTCTCAGTCCAGTGCTTCACTCGCCAGGTCCCACGGCGCAGTTCACTACCGTTTACATCTAGCACTCGCCAGGTAGAATAGTGCTCACCGGATTCGTCGCGAGTAAGCATGCACCGCTCTCCCTTCGAAGCGTCCCAATTGACGGCGGGTTGCTGGCCCTGTCCGTCCAGAGCGATGTAGGCAACGTGCGGCGCGTCCATCATGGTTTGCAGTACCGCTCCCCTGGGATACGCTTGAATGCGGTGATTTCGCCGGCGTCCAGCAGTTCCCCGAAGGGGTGGAGTTCGCAGTCCCACCACGGATGATAGTTCACGATGACTACCTGCCCACCCTTGAGTTTGCACGTATAGTGTCCGACGCAAGATGGCAGACCAAGCCTCCACCGCTCGCTCATGGCTTCCTCTCTCGCACGAGGACCTCCACCCGCGGCCTCTCGCAGTCTATCTCCAGCACGGGCGGCAGATGGGTAAAGCGCGAGTCGTTGATCCCCAATGCGTCCGCAATCCCGTCGAAGTCCGCTTTGCAGTTGGTGAGGGACTTCGCGTTGTCCTCGTCTCGGCGGCGATTCGGGTAGAAGAACGTCACCTGAATCTCCGCAGCCTGCCACGGCGGCCCGGACGCGCGTGCTTGCAGCCCGAGGACCGTAGACCATATTAGCCTGCACACGAACTCCCGTCGTTTTGCCGTCGCCCGTGCCTTCGCCATGTGGTGCGCCCGTCCGTTGGGAGTGAGCGCCTTCGGGGGCAACAGCAGGACAAGATGTAGCGCTCCGTCCTCTGTAACGCACGCGGACGCCTGAACCGGGGCAACGGGTGCGGCGGTGCGCGTTCGTGCGGCACACGCGCGCTTGGGCGCTTCAACTGCCCCTGTGACGCGCTTGCGCACGTCGGGCGGGAGGTCGCGAAGGCGGATGGTCATGCTGGCCGGGTGGATGATGGTGGCGTATAGGTCCCACCGCTCGCTAAAGTCGCTCCGGCCGCTTGGATCACCGGTTCCGCTCCTGCATAATACTCGACACGGCGTTGCCGCACTTATCACAGACGTGGTTCTCCGCTTCTGCGGCAGGTTTAGGGCGCATGTACCCGTGGCTGGAGCCGAATACAATCCCGAAGCCTGAATTCGGCTCGCCGGGCACGCTGCTGGTGATTGGATCGCGGCACAAGTTGCAGCGATACTCGCATCGCTTCGTCATCTCAGCGACTCCAGCGTTTGCAGGGAAGCGCACCGTTCGCGGGCACGGCGGTACACGGCTTCGGGGTCGCTCACCAAACCGCTGATACGCTCCTTCACCTTTCCGCGCTTCAGGCCCTTCCCGCTCGCCCGGGGAATCCACTGGAAGATTCCCACGCTGAACGTCTCGAAGGTGGTGAAGGAGCGACGAACGCTTCCATCCGCCAGTACGGGGACGCAGGCGCCGTCAAAGTCCCACGCGTAGGGTGCCGGTACGATCCCGCTCACCTGGCTGGGCTTGTTCGCGCTACTCATCGTCGGCTACTCCTCCACCGTTTCCGTCTTGGTGGGATGCTCCAGCATGTCCAGCCATAAGGTGACCCGTTCGCGAGTCGGCGGCGGTACTTCGCCGTCAAAATCGGCACGGTTGTGCCTCCGGTGTTCAATAACAGGTCCGCGTTCACTTGAATCAAGGGCGATGCGGTACTCTCCGAAGTCGTGCGGGTCCGGCTCGATCCGGGGCACTTCCATCGTGCGGATGATCGGAAAGGTGTCGCGAGCGGCGTCCTCAGCATCGGCCAACGCCCAATGGTTGTGCGTCTCGACGTTCGGCTCAGGATGATTTTGGAGCCACTCCAGATGCTTGTACTGCCAGCGCGTTCCCTTGACGAAGCCTTCCCGCCGCGCAAGTTGTAAGATACGATTACCGCGCGCCGCATGCTCGCCGGTAAGTTCTGCGGCATCGGCGGCATCGTTCAGAAGTTCGCCCAACTGCTCCTCAACGCTCTTGTCGCTCACGTCTTCGCCGCCTTCCGGTTATACCGTTCCACGATGCTTCGCCCGACGCATTCTGCCCTCGTTCCGTCAAGGGAGCGCAAGAAGTAGAAGCCACCTTCGTACTTCGCGACCCTCCAGCGCTCGCCGCCTAGGAACTCCGGTAGGACGATGAATTCACTGGCCGAAAACACCGGAGGTGCCGAAGCAAAGTAGACCCACTCGTCGGGGGTGAATTTATCAATCGCGGCCATCGGCTTCTGCCACCCTCTCGTGAAGCGTTGCCAACTCTTCCTGTGCGTCTTCCTCAGGTGATCCGGAGGTGAGTGCCGCGGGTGACTTCCACGCCAGCGGGTAACGGCTGTCCGGAGCGCCACATCTCTATCGCTTTCGTCGCGTCGAACTCGTACCGCTCGGGTATCACCCGTACAAAGTCAGGCGGGATCGCCGGTACTGTGCACTTCGCGGCCGGTGGGCTCTGCTGAATCCGAATTGTCACCAGCGGTCTCCGCAGCTCCATCTTTTCGAACCGCTCCAGCCAGTGACGCAGGTATTCTCGTAGTCCGTTTGCCCCGTTCTCCAGCGCCTTCCTGCGTGAGGCCAGCCGCCGCTCCTCAATGCCCACCGTTTCGGCATGCGCCTGCATCTGTCGGATCATCAAAGCGACGCGTTCGGCCTTCTCCTCAAACATCCCTTCGAGAGAGAAAAGCGCCTTTTCCAACTCCGGTGTCAGATCGCCGCCGTTTTCTTCTAAGGTGCGGTACACCGCTTCCAGATCTTCCCCAATCGCGTACAACGTCGGTAGGCTCATCTCAGCCGCTCCTCTGCGCGTACGAGTGCTTCACGGGTGTAAGGCACGTCAGCGGATGATGCGAAGATCGGAGACAAGGCACGGCCCTTCGCTTCCGTCTGCCCAACGGACATAGGTGTAAAGCCCATGCCCATGCGACCATGTGCGCCCTCGGGTGCCGTTCTCCAAACTCCGGGTTTCTTCCCATGGCGGTTTTCTCACCTGTCGGCAATTCGGGCCTCGGCAGACCATGCATATACGTGCGCACGGGACATTTCGAGCGCTTGGATCAAATACGACTGGCGACCACGCCAAGACTCGATTTTATCCCACAACTGGGAAATCTCCTTGCCCAATTCACCAATCCGTCGCCAGTCGGCTTCGGCTTCTTCCAAAAATTTCCGGTAGCGCAGACTCGCGTGTGCGAGGTCTTCGGCGCGACCGTCCGTCAGTTCAATCTTCGTCTGCCGACCACGTGAGTCAGTCCGGTACTTCGGGTCCCGCTCGTATGCATCCCTTGCCTCTTCCTTCAACTCACTGAGTAGTAGCGAACGTTGGAGGTCAAAGTGCGACGGCGAGCGGCCCTTGGAATCGTATCGCGCCTTCAACATTGCCAGTTCGGCTTTCAGCGGCGCAACCCGCTGGCGCAGTGCGTAGACCCTCCGGGGTAGCTCCTCCAAAGCTCTCAGGAGCCCGTCAACGTCATAGCCGGTGTCCTGGGCCACCAGCAGCTTCAGGCGTGGCTCCGTCACTTCTCCACCCCGAAGCGCTCGCCCGTTGCCCTCTCTGTAGCCTCAACGGCCTGGCAGGCGAGCGCGTATTCCTCAAGAAGCCGCTTGCCGTGCATCTTCAGCCAGGGTCGCATCGGTGTTGTCATTCCGTCGATTACGAAGGTCTTTGCGGTATCCTCTGGGTTTGACTCGTAGACCTTCCTGAGGAACGCGAGCATCGCGTCGTGGTCTGCCGGACGGTTTGGGAGTGCCCACGTGGGTAGCGGCGGCGGGTCCCACCGGAACGACTTGCCATCCTTGGTCTTTCCGCGGAACCGCCCTTGTTCGTGGACTTGGGCGAACGTCTCCTCCAAGGAGTAGAGATAACGCCCAATTCCGAACTTGACTGCGGCGCGTTTCAGTGCGCCACTCAGGATGCCTTTCTCCGCTTCCACGTCAGTCGCACCCGAACCGTCCCATTTGGTTAGTTCGCGGCCATCAGGGAGTCGGATCGTTATGCCGCACAGGACTCCACCACCGGGCGACGCCGTGAAGTGGTCCCACCAGTTCTCTGGTCCGCACACCTCGTCCAGCCGATTCATAATCGCACGCGCAGTCACGTAGCACAGACATATGGCCCATACGCGCCCGTTGGATTCTCCGGCAGACTGAACTCGGAACTCTAACTCATCCTCCCGGAAGGGCGCAGCAAGCGCCTTCCAATCAATTTCCTTGGACACATGCACTCCCTTTACGACGGTGGAAGTAAATACCATAAACCTCGTACACGGCACCCACGTCAGTCTCCCACGCCAAGAATTTGGTCGGTTGAGACGCCTAGCGCGTCAGCGAGGCGCACCAGGTTTGTTGCAGATGGGATGCGGCGGTCGCATTCCCACTGGCTGATTTGCAGGTGGCCGAAGTCATCGGAAAGGCCCATGCGCTCCGCAAGCTGTTCCTGCGTCCACTCGCGCTTGTGGCGGAAATCTCGAATCCTATCTCCAGTTGTCTTCATACCCCACAGTATACCTTACGGTTTGCTACAACGCAAGAGGTCGTGGAATCATTTTCACTACCTCTGGGCTTCTTCCACGACCACGCCAAGCAGATCCATGCACTTGGTGCAGAGACGCTTGCGGGCGAGCGGCGAAAGCGTGTGCTGCCCATCGGCGCGGTAGCTAAATCCCACCGTTCGCGCTCGGCTTCCGCACCGCGCGTACATTTCGCCCGCACCGTTCATGTGGATCTTCTCGCGCGTGAACAGTAGCGTAAGCATTCAAATCTCCCACGGCAGGCTGTCTCTCCACTCCCCAATCTCGGCAATTACCATCCTCGTATGAGGCGCGAACGTGGGCTGTTCAATGCACTGCCTCTCCAGGTTCGCCAGCAGGCGCGGGAGGTCTTCCACGAACATGGAGAGCGAGGGGTACGAGAGAAACGTGTCTTTCGCGTAGTCGAACCGGGGCGGTTCAAGCGCGATCACGTCCGCCAGCATCTTCGCCACGCCTAGGAGCCGTTCGCGTTCGGCGTCGGCAACTGCTATGTCTGCCGGTCCGCTCTTGGGGCTGGAGTGCTTGGCGTGACAGCGAC